TTTTAATTTTATCTATTTGTGTTTGATTATAAACAGTAATACTCATTATATATTATTGTTGATATATTCTACCTTCTGGAGTTAGTTCGTCGAGTTTTTCTGGAGTTGGTTCGTCGAGTTTTTCTGGCGTTGGTTCGTCGAGATTTTGTTTTACTTTTACCTCCCTTTATTCCAATTCCTGTATGTGTTTCATCATATATTCTATTGTATTGGTCTTTTGTTTTTGTAGTAGCGTTAATATGAAATCCATGGTAAGCAAATACATTATCGTCAATTGGATTATGTTCGCAATTTAATTCAATTAATGAATCGGGAAGACGATGTAAATCAGTCAGTTCATTATACGCACAACTTAACACAGTTAATGTATCGGGAAGAGTATGTAAATCTGTCAGTTTATTATGATTACAATATAATGTTTGTAAAGCGGGAGGAAGATAATTAAAAGATATGATTTGATTATTGTCACAATTTAATTCAATTAATGAATCGGGAAGACGATGTAAATCAGTCAGTTCATTATACGCACAACTTAACACAGTTAATGTATCGGGAAGAGTAGGTAAATCTGTCAGTTTATTATGATTACAATATAATGTTTGTAAAGCGGGAGGAAGATTGTCAAGAGAAGTAAGTTGATTATTTTTACAATGTAATATTTGTAATTTGGGAGGAAGATTGTCGAGAGAAGTTAGTTGATTTCTATAACAATATAATTCTTGTAGATTGGGAGGAAGTTCAAGAGATGTTAGTTCATTATTGTCACAATACAATATTTGTAAAGTGTGAGGAAGATTTTCAAGAGATGTTAGTTCATTATGGTCACAATACAATTCTTGTAACTTGGGAGGAAGATTGTTTAGAGAAGTCAGCTGATTTCTATAACAATGTAATCTTTTTAATGATGTAAATGCATTTAAATTAAAAGATGTCATATTTCTAATAATTAGTTCTTCTACCAATTGTGGATTTTTAATTGCATTAAATTGTGATTGATTCTCGACAATTTTCGATGTTCTTCCTAAAATGCGATTCATAAAGTTCATTATATATATTCTACCGTTTTGATTTGGTTCGTCGAGTTTTTCTGGCGTTGGTTCGTCGAGTTTTTCTGGCGTTGGTTTTTCTGACATTGGTTCGTCTTTTTTTACCTCCATGAAATAGAGGCTTATGGGTCTCATCATAAAATTCATTATAACGTTCTTTTGTAGTAGCATCAATAGTAAAACCACGTGCCTTACGCACCTCATCGTAAATAATATTCCCAGCACATTCGATTATAGTTAATGAATCTGGAAGACGAGGTAAATCGGTTAGTTCATTATTATTACATTTTAATTTTAGATGCATTTGCATCATTAAAAATGTTAATATGCAATTCCTGTAATATTACCGAAATGCCTTCTCTTCCTGATACATTACAAGAATTATATTGTCAGAATAATAAACTAACTTCTTTGCCGATACTTCCAGATACATTACAAGACTTGATTTGTTATAATAATCAACTGACTTCTCTAAACAATCTTCCTCCCAATCTAAAAACATTACATTGTGAATATAATCGGCTTACTTCTATTGATACTCTTCCTGATACATTAACGGAATTAAACTGTAATAATAATGAACTAACCGATTTATCTCGTCTTCCAGATTCATTAACTATATTACATTGTTTTCATAATAAACTGACTTTTCTCGATAATCTTCCTTCCAAATTACAAATATTAAAATGTCAATATAATCAACTAACTTCTATTGATACTCTTCCTGATACATTATTTGATTAAAAGATGACATATTCATAATTGTCAATTGTTCCACCATATGTGGATTTTTAATTTTATCTATTTGTGTTTGATTATCAACAAAATTCATTATATATTATTGTTGATATATTCTACCTTTTTGATTTGGTTGTCTTATTTTTTCTGGCTTTGGTTCGTCTTTTTTGTAGTAGCATCAATAGTCAAATCTCTGACCTTATATGGTTTTTTAACCGCGTCCAATTTGTCTTGATTATCAACTGTCATATTTAGTTTTACTATATACCGAAATAGTTTTACATGTCCAAGTGAGTTAAGCGAAGAAAACAAATATAAAAAGAAAACTGCTATTGACCTAACATGCCAACTATATTAATCGTCGAAAAATTGGGATTGGTTCGAGAATTACACGTGAAAGGTCCATTATCTATTTCCGACTTATATAAAAAAGCCGGATTTAAATCTGCCGATGGATTTCACTTTTTTCATAATTGGTCCGTAACTTTATCCACGGGTAAATCGTATTCTATTTCGTTATACGGTAAAACAGAAGGTAAGGCAAATACCGAAAATAAATACGAATTTCCTCCACCCGCCGATACGGCATTGTTTTTCGGAAATTGTGTATTGGTAAATGGTGAAATCGACAATACTGTATCGAAATCACTTTCATCGGATGAGTGGGAAGATATTTATGAGTTTTTATTTGGTGGATTTGATGATTTGTCTGATGCGGAAGCGGAAGCAGACGATGCAGAAGCGGAAGCGGAAGCAGAAGAAAGTGACGATAACAAAGAAAAAACAAAACAAGGATATGTAAAGGATGGATTTATTGTGGAAGACGCGGACGACGATATGCCGGATACCGATGATGAAGAAGAAGACGATGACGACGATGAAGAAGACGACTACGACGAAGATATTGTGGATAAAAAGGTGAAAACGAAAAAAATAGGAACGAAAAAGACGGGAATAAAAAAAAGAAATATTGCGTCAAAAAAAACCAGTAGTAAAAAAAAGATTGTCGAAGAAGTGGTGTATATCGGTTGTTCGGAAGAACTGTCGGAAGAATTATATGACTCGGACTAGGACACATAAAATTGATTGTTATAATATTATAAAAAAGTAATAAACCAAACAACATGCGAACACGTCAACAATGCAAAAATAGAGGACACTATACGCTTATTTTTGATACTGAAACTACTGGACTATTTCCCAAAAAGAGAGATTTCAATCCGGACCCAAGTATTGCATCGAAAAAAAACATATCCAATAAAAAAACAAGGGAATTGCAATCGCTTGATATACATAATGATATGTATCCCATTACATATAATTCAAATGAGGAATATGTTTTACACCAAAATCCACATATAACACAAATCGGATATATGATTGTTCAGTTTTCTTCTACTCACCCTACAATTATAAAATGTGTAAATAAATACATTACGTTGCCGGATGGAGTTCATATTCCTGATAAGGTAACAGAAATTACCGGAATTACCGACGAAATATGTGCAGAAAAAGGAGAGGATGTTGTGTTGACATTGGTAGAATTTTTACGAGATATTGAAATGTGTGATGAAATAGTTGGACACAATATTTCATTTGATATTAATATTATTCGATGCCAAATTATCCGGTATTACGACCGTTTGGTTCAATACATTCCGTATGTAAATGCATTCTTTAATCCGGCATATGATTCGGTTATTAAACCGGAACACTATTGCACCATGATTCGCACTATAAAATTATGTAAAATTTTAGTCCCAACTATAAAATATCTTCCAACAACCATTCCAACAACAACAACCTCTCTACACCCAAAAATAATTATTGTTAAACCGCCGTCAACAAATCCGTTTCCTACTCAACCACCTCTGCAACAAACCGTTCCACCACAGACATTAACCCAACAACAAACAGTTCCACCACAAACACCACTACAACAACCACTATCACAACAACCCCCACAACTACAACAAACCGTTCCACCGATTAAAATGAAATTCAAGTGGCCAAAGTTATCTGAATTATATTATGTATTATTTCTTGAAAAGGTCGATAATTTACATAATGCGTTTGTAGATGTTCTTGTATGTATGCGATGTTATATTAAATTAAAATATAGATGTGAAATGTCGGATATATATTTTAACAAATTACTTGAGAATGCTTCTAAAAATAATTATGTAAATATGTTAGGTGAAATAAATAGCGTGTAGATTCGCCACGTGTAAGCAAAAGTATGTTCCAAGATAAAATTGATTATTAAAAATGAATTATTTTTTAATCAAACAAATAATAAATGACGACATATATCATAACAGAATTGATTCTTAAGGGAATGCCAGAGACTGAACAAATCCAATTAAGGAGAGAGTGCAACAACCAACTAGAATTGGATTTATCGCTAGAAAACTTAACTGTTTTACCGGATTTATCTTTATACACAAATTTACAAATATTACATTGTTCATTCAATCAACTCACTTCTCTGGACAATCTTCCTCTCACTTTACAAGAATTAGTTTGTGACCATAATCAAATCACTTCTCTCAATCATCTTCCTCCCAATTTACAAGGATTATGGTGTTACAATAATCAACTGACACATCTAAAACATCTTCCGTCTAATTTACAAACATTAATTTGTTACAATAATCAACTGAAACATCTCAAACATCTTCCTTCTACTCTACAAATATTAAATTGTTCATTTAATCAACTCACAAGACTTGGGGTGATTTTACCAGAATTATGTTGTTATCAGAATCCAATTTATACAACATGCAATGAACTATACGGATTTGAACTTTCTGAAAAAACGATTGAACAATACAATGAAATCAAACGCATTGAAAATGCGGAAAAAGAATGTTGTCCACTACTGAAATAAAACAATCCAATAAAAAATTGATACATATATTAGATTACTTCGCTTGACAATCTTCCTCCGAATCTACAAGAATTGTATTGTTATAATAATCAAATCACTTCTCTAAACAATCTTCCTTCCACTTTACAAAAATTATGGTGTCATAATAATGAACTCACTTCTTTGGATAATATTCCTCCCAATTTACAGGAATTATATTGTTTTCAGAATCCATTTTATATGACATGATGTTGTCCTTTATTAAAATAAAATCCGAGTAGGGTAAAATTGATAATTTATTATAACATAAAAAATACAACCTAAACATGTCGGCTATTTCTTTACGAACACATATATATAAATCTCGTCCTCCTATATATAAACCGACCATATTCGAATATAAACAGATACTTTCCTCTCGGTTTTATATGAAAATTACCATTTTCGGAATAGATAAATGCACGATTACCTATTTCGACAACCATCACAATTTCATACTTGCCACTATTTCTGTAGGAATATCATACAGAAATATAAATAGAGCGAACATAATACATTTTACATTAATTACCATTTCTTCGTCGTATGATACTTCAATTTGCGATAAAATACAAACTGAAATTAACTCAATAAATCAAACATCCGAACCAGTATTGTTCATGAATACGGAACAATGCATACGCAACTTTTCCCAAATAATCTGGGAAAAGTGTTTTATCTCTGATTCCTAATCCAAGATAAAAACATCGTCCGGGACCGGAACATCATCGATACATATTTTTTTCATTGTTTCTGGTACCGTTTCATTTTCCTTTATAGTATAAAGCGTTGGTATTTGTAGTATATTTGCCGACTCATACATATAAGAAACATCATATTGTAAACACAGCCATTGAATTTTGGCACATACGATGGTAGATAATGGCAATGACTCGTTCAAAAGAATGAATACCGAACTTTCCGTATAACTCTTTTGTTCTTTTATCGTTGAAACTGCATTTATATTGAAATAATTTTTCAATCGAAATCGTTGTTGATTATACATAAAAATTTCATTTGAAATACACGCAAACTCGTTCGGATTCATTTCGTATGACAATAATTTAATTTTATTTGTAAAATCCCATATTTTTTTATTTATATAAAGCAACAATCGATAAAAATAGTTTGAATGGGGATACGTAAATATTCCGGAAATGGAACATTCTTTTAACAAATATTCCTTCTCATATGTAATATGAACCAGTTTATTTGAATCGCGTATTTCCGCTTCTTTAATTTCCAAAATAGATAACTTATCCACAATCTCTCCAACAGAAACTTGAATAACAAGTTTGGCAGGACGACAACGACTTATTTTGTGATTATTGGATAGTTCAGGTATTTCTGAAATATCATAATATACATTGTCAAATATTTTATCAAAATCGACATTATGCGTTGCGTCTTCGCCCGAGGACAATCCAATAACTCTTGGATGATGCAGGGCATGTGCAATTGTGAGCATGGCGGATAATCCTCCTATAAATAGTTTGCATGAACCAATTGCAACACACATATCTGTAAATGAATTTGGTTGATACCATTCCAATTCTGGAATGCCTATTTTTTCATACGACTCAATATCATTTGAAATAAATACGATTTTTGAAGTGCCGTATGTTTTTTTCAATATATCTGTAATGGAAAAGGATGAAATTGGACGATACCAACAAACATTTACCAATATAACATTTTCCCACATAGTATTTTTGGATACAGACAACCATGGATGAAGTCCCCATGAAATCGTATAACATGATGAAAATATAGAATGCCAATTTTCTTTATATAACAGTTTTGAATTTCGCCAAGAACTTAAATCTATATCATACTCTCCATTTTCAGGATATATCATATAGTCTTCCATATACGGTTGCGTCATTATTATTTCATAGGTGTCTTCAAATGTCTTCTTCAATCCATTTCGGAATGCATCCCCCTTATCGGAAATATATAAAATACCCTTTTTACCGGTCGTCATGTACATTTCTTGAATAACGGATAATTGTTGTATAAAATCTCCCAATAATCCACCCGATATATATGTAATTGACATTCAAATATATATTTGATTTAATATTATTTATATCAATTAGTTGAAATTGTACGCATACTATTTTCGTCATTATGCGTCTCTCAAAAAGGGGCTTTGCCCCTCTTTGAGAGACACGGGCTACGACAACAATGTGTAAAATATATATGCCAAATACAAAACCATAAAAAGATTCAACATAATCATATTGCATAATCGAATAAAATTGATATACAAATTGTATCTAATTCATGTAACAAATCATGTCTATTTTTAAAGAAAACGTTGTTGAATCTATGCCTATAGTAGAAAACATCATTGAATCGGTAATTAATCATAATATTACACCAAATATTATGAATAAAAATTATAAATGCGTAAAGTGTGATAAAATATTTAATAATAAATTATCCCTAACAAGACATTCAAATAGAAAAACCGAATGTAATAAAAATAAAATGAATATAGAATTAACCGAAATTATTGGAGAGGATAGAACATTTGGAGGTAATGAATTATTTATTGATTTAATTCCACGAAGTTGTTGGTTTACAAATGTAAGAACCAGCATCAAACCAAGTAGTTGGAATATATTACGAAAACACATATATGAAAGAGTTAATTATATATGTGAATGTTGTGGATGTGATACAAAAATAACGAAACTTAAATTAGAAGCACATGAAAGATGGGACTATAATATTGATACTAAAACCCAAAAATTAATTCGTTTTGTAGCTTTATGTAAAATGTGTCATCTTACTACTCATTATGGAAATGCTCGCCGTATTGGGTATGGAGAACAAGCAAAAACACATATAATGAATTTAAGAAATTTTAATGAAACTGAATTTAATGGTCATTATGGAACAAGCATTGAGGTTTGGGAAGAAAGAAATAAATATAACTGGAATTTAGATTTAGAATTAATTAAAAATAACAATATTGAATTAACTAATAAATATTCTGAAATGGAAAGACAGCACATAAGCGGTAGTAATATAGAAAAACAGAATAAGAATAAAATAAAAAACTATAAAATCATAACAGAATTGAATTTATCAAATAAAAATCTGACTGTTTTACCGGATGATTTATCTCTCTATGTAAATCTACAACAATTAGATTGTTCAAAAAATCAACTGACTTCTCTCGAGAATCTTCCACCAAAACTACGTGTATTATTTTGTTATAATAATCAGCTTACTTCTCTTGATAATCTTCCGCCGAATCTACAATATTTATCTTGTTCCGACAATCAACTCACTTCTATTAAGAATATTCCTACAAATTTACAAGAATTATATTGTTACAATAATCAACTCTCAACTCTTGATAATCTTCCTCCAAATTTACAAACATTAGTTTGTTACGGTAATCAACTTATTACGTTACCTCTTACTTTAGATAAGGAAATACATGGATTTGAACTTTCGATAAAAACAATTGAACAATACATGGAAAAAGAATGGATAAAAACAATTGAACAATACATGGAAAAAGAATGTTGCTCACTAATGAAATAAAATCCGAAAAATGTTTATATCAACCAGTTGAAATTGTTGTAATTATAATGCAATTCTTTTATAGTTGAAGGAAGGTGGTCTAGAGAAGTAATTTGATTATGAGAACAATCTAATTCTCGTAGTGTTATCGGAAGATTATCCAGAGAAATAAGTGAATTGTGTAAGCAAAATAATATGTGTAAATTCGGCGGAAGATGGTCCAACGAAGTTAGTTTATTTTTATAACAAAATAATACACGTAGTTTGGGAGGAAGATTGTCCAACGATGTAATCTGATTATTTGAACAATGCAATTCTTGTAGATTGGGAGGAAGATTGTTCAACGATATAAGATTATTATGGTCGCAGTGTAATATTTTTAAATTTGTATAGAGAGATAAATCCGGAAGAACTGTTAGATACAATTATTTGCGACGCGTATTATATGGGTGTATGTATTATGGTATAATCGAAATGAATATATCATACCAAAATCTATGTGTCATTTTTATAACTATTTTAACGTATTCTTTTAACTTATTATTTCATTTAATATAAAATCGACGGTTTTTTCAGGGGTCCATCCAATATTTCGTAATTTTTCGGCATATCCACAAATATTTGTTGGCGCTACATCAAAATTTGTTTCGTCTATTATTAAAATAGGTTGCCCCGTTTTTGCATCGACCCATTTTTTGGGAGTTTCTTGGACAATCGTTATTCCACTTATCTCAAACATTTTCATGACAAGTTCCGATATTTTTTCAGATTTTTCTGGCGAAATAACATAATTTGAACCAAGTGGTTGTTCTATAATTGTATAAATTGCATCCGCCACATCACTCGCATGTAACATGGAACGATACGAATCTAAACTTCCAACTATAAGTGGTTTATATGAATCTTTTTCTGATAAATCTTTTTCCGATGAATCTTGTTTGTATTGACGGATATATTTTCCGATTTTATTAAATAGAAATTGAGTTGATTTATGTTTTGATTCGGTTGTGAATAAAACGCCATTTGAAAATAAACATCCGTATCTTTGTCTATAATCATCCACGCACATATGTCCTACTATTTTTGCAATAGAATATGGGTGTAAATGCTTATAATATGTATCGTCATCCGTTACTATATAATTTATATGACCCTTATATATTTCACTACTGGATGCATTAAATAGTTTTATCTGTTTTTTGCTCGTTTGTTTTTGTTTATAAATAAAATCGCATAATTCGACGGTTAATAAACCATTGGTCACATATGTATTTGGAACGTTATGTAGTGCATCAATTGAACTCGATATTCCAGCCAAATGAATAATACTGTCCGGTTGTAGTAATACAATAATCTGCTTCCATAAATTCGGTTGAAATACCATATCACATACAAATGTGGGAATTTTTTCTGTTGTGTCTATAGTCCCCCCATTCGCGCGACAAATTCCATACAAATCGATATGGTTATGTTTTTTATGTGCATCAATCAAATATTTTGCGATATGTCCCCCACTTCCCGTAATAAGAACTTTTTGTCGGCGACTGACAATTTCAAATGATGGAAACGGAAAAACAAGACTTCCACCTCCCTCTAAAAAGGCAGATTCTCTCTCAACGATTTCTTTTCTGAAATGCCACGGTAAAACAAGCAAATAATCGGGAGGATGTTCTCGCATAGCATCCTCTCCAATGATCCGACTTCCCGTAATGGTCATCTTGCCTATTTTCTTCGGATTTCGTTCAACCGCAAACGGAATATCGATTTCTTTAATATCCGCAAATTGCAATAGACAATTTCCCTTGGTCGATGCTCCGTAAATATATGTTTTCTTATGAATTTTATTGGTTGCATCCAAAAATAGTTTTAATTTTTGAACCTCTTCTTCACACCCACGAAAAAAGGAACGATAGGTGCTTTCTTTTAAAATGCCGTAATCGATTTCCTCATTTAAAATACGTTGAACCAATTCCGTGTTTTCTTTAAATTTGAGAGAGGATTCTTTTGCAAAATACAGACGAAAACTTCCTCCATTGCAATCATTGAATTGTATATCCACAATTTTAAATTGAGCTCTATCGGCAATTTCTTTTACGGGACGAAGCGAATAATATTCTAAATGTTCATGACAAATCGTATCAATGCTATTTGTTTTTAACATGGTTAATAAATAGCTTTGTTCGCATGTCCAAATACCATCGTCTTCCAATATATCATATATATCTTTTGCAAATTGAATTGGGTCGGGCAAATCATAAAACATGGAAATAGAAGACACGACTTTACATTTGGTTGAACCTTTTATATCCATAAAATTATCTCTCGTAAAATAGGTTGGAATAAGAGTAATAGTATCATTGTAATATTCGCGAAATTGTTCTCCGGTTGGGTCCATACCAATTCTTTGAACTGTATCAGGGTAATACCGTAATGTGGTCGCGTCATTACTTCCAATATCCAATACCGTATCATTTGGTTGAACGTCGGCTAAAGTAAAAACGTCTTGCTGATATTGTCGTAAATGTTCGCGCATCGTATTTGAAATTCCGGAACGATATCCGTATTCGTGTTCATATAATTCGGTGCTTGATGTGGTTTGTTGCAATTGTAATAAACCGCAATCGTCACATAAACACAATTGAATGGGAGTTTTTGGAGTAGAAAAATCGCCATATGTTGGAAATCTTGATGTAATTGCTTGTTCTCCCAATGAAATAACAGTTTCTAAATGACGATTTTTGCAAATCCGGCAATGTGTTAATTCAGTAATAATAGACATATTCTATAAGCTATAATTACTTATTATTTTAACACAACTCCTTTTTAATAGGTCCGACTGATATCAGAAAATAATATTTTGTTTTATTACCATAAATAATAACCTCTGTCTCTCTAAATATTGTTGTAGACCCTGTCTCTCAAAAAGGAGAGAGCATAATGACGAAAATATTATAAGGAAGTCAAAAAAACATATAAACTATAAAAAGTTAAGTATATATAATTCATGAATCAAATTCTTCCCATTCCACAAACTCCCGTTTTTAGTCCCAATACAATTAACAAATATTCGGTAGATGAAATTCACAGTGAAATGATGGCATCTTTTCATCATAATGATACCTACGTAATTCCAGAATTAAAAATACGTAAAAAAGAATTAAAACGCAAATTAATAGAGGCTGAATCAATAGATGATACGATGGATATTAAAGATGAACTAAAAAATATAATAAAACAATTGCACCATTTGGAAAATAGACGTAAAAAATATTTATTGGCAAATTCGGCAGATATTTTTCGTTATTTTGAGGATAAACAAAAAATATCTTCGGGCGAAAATATACAGAATGTAAATATTTTAAACTCATTTTTCAAAATAAATAAACATAGTGAAAATAAACATAGTGAAAATAAACATAGCGACAATAAACAAAGTGACAATAAACACAGTGAAAATAAACAAGGCGACAATATAACAGATGACAATAATAATATGAGTATGTCTCGCAGAACTGTAAAAACATATTTGCAAAATATATGTGGAAAAAACTCAAATACAATTCAGGATTTTATGTATTCTTCCGATATTTGTGAAACATGTTGCATGGGAGAATTAATCCCGCAAGACGAAGAAGGTATTCTTATTTGTAATAATACTGCATGTGGAAGATTTATAAGTTATATTGTGGACAGTGCAAAACCTTCAAATAAAGAAGCCCCGAATGAGGTGTCGTATACGGCATATATTAAACTAAATCACTTTAAAGAAGTTCTCTCTCAATTTCAGGCAAAAGAAACTACACAAATTCCAACCGAAGTTATTGAACGTATTCGGCAACGCATAAAAAAGGAACGTCAGGATGTCAAACTCCTTAATTATAAAATCATGCGCGACCTTTTACGAAAACTTGGACTCAATAAATATTTCGAGCATATTCAATATATCAACTCTCTATTTGGAATTAAGCCACCTATTATGGAAGATAAATTAATTGAAACATTGTGCGTATTATTTGTTGAAATTCAACAACCATGGACACTATACTGTCCTCCCGAGAGAACCAATTTTTTTAATTATACCTATACATTATATCAACTTTGTGTATTGTTAGGGCAACATCAGTATTTACCACATATTCCACTGTTGAAAGATATTAGTAATCAAAGAGAACAAGACCAAACGTGGAAAAAAGTATGCAACCACTTGGATTGGCAATATTTTCCTACGGTTTAAGGCAGTTAGTTTATTTCAGTAGTGGGCAACATTCTTTTTCCAATCGTTTGATTTCATTGTATTGTTCAATTGTTTTTTCTGAAAGTTCAAATCCATATAGTTCCTTGCATGTTGTATAAACCGGATTGTTTTTACAATTAAAATCTTGTAAAGTATGAGGTAAAATATCGAGAGAAGTGAGTTGATTATTTGAACACCATAATTTTTGTAAAGTGGCAGAAAGATTATCGAGAAAAGTTAATTGATTATTTGAACAATTTAATGTTTGTAAATTCGGAGGAATATTGTTTAGAGAAGTCCCAAAGGCGGACTCTAATCGGTCGTTACGAAAGCCGAGCCTTGTGAGTTGATTATTATTACACCATAATTCTTGTAAATTGGGAGGAAGATTTTCGAGAGAAGTCAATTGATTATTGTTACATGATAATTCTTGTAAATTGGGAGGAAGATTTTCGAGAGAAGTCAATTGATTATTGTTACATGATAAATCTTGTAAATTGGGAGGAAGATTATCCAGAGAAGTCAGTTGATTAAATGAACAAACTAATGTTTGTAGAGTAAGAGGAAGATTATCCAGAGAAGTGCCAAAGGCGGACTCAGCTCCGCCGAGCCTTGTGAGTTGATTGTTTTTACAATATAATTTTTGTAAATTGGAAGGAAGATTGTCCAGAGACGTTAGTTGATTATTGTCACAATACAATATTTGTAAATTGGGAGGAAGATTGTCTAGAGAAATTAGTTGATTATTATAACACCATAATTTTTGTAAAGTGGGAGGAAGATTTTCAAGCCTTACGATTTGATTATGTGAACAATGCAACAATTGTAAAGTGGGAGGAAGATTATCAAGAGAAGTAAGTTGATTATCTTGACAATATAATGTTTGTAAAGTGGGAGGAAGATTGTTTAGAGAAGTCCCAAAGGCGGACTCTAATCGGTCGTTATCACTCTCTCGAAAGCTGAGCCTTGTGAGATTATTATTGTGACACCATAGTGTTTGTAAATTGGGAGGAAGATTGTCCAGAGAAGTGAGTTGATTATTGTTACAATGTAATGTTCGTAGATTTTTATAGAGATATAAATCATTTATTATTTGTTGATTAAAAAATAAATAATATATGTATCAATTTTATTTGGTCTCCTTATAAATCAGAGCATTGTTTTATTTAAGTAGTGGGCAACATTCTTTTTCCAATATTTCATTGTATTGTTCAATTGTTTTTTCTGAAAGTTCAAATCCATATAGTTCCCTACATGTTGTATAAATTGGATTATTAAAACACCATAATTCTTGTAAAGTGAGAGGAAGATTGTCAAGCCTTGTCAGTTGATTGTTTGAACACCATACTATTTGTAAAGTGGAAGGAAGATTATAGAGAGAAGTTAGTTGATTATTTGAACAATATAATTCTTGTAAATTGGGAGGAAGATTGTCAAGAGAAGTAAGTTGATTGTTTGAACAATATAATACTTGTAAATTGGGAGGAAGATTTTCAAGTGAAGTTAGTTCATTTACATCACAATGTAATGTTTGTAGATTTGAGTAGAGAGATAAATCCGGTAAAACTTGTAAGCCTCGATTTAATAAATTTAAACTTGTTACGGAATAGTCAGTCATTATTTAATGTTTGTTTAAAAAAAATAAATAATATGTATCAATTTTCTTTGGTTGCTATCTATTTAAGTAGTGGGCAACATTCTTTTTCCAATCGTTTGATTTCATTGTATTGTTCAATCGTTTTTATAGAAAGTTCAAATCCATATAGTTCCTTACATGTTGTATAAACCGGATTGTTTTTACAAACAAAATATTGTAAAGTAAGATGTAATGTATCAAGAGATGTGAGCCGATTGTTATAACAAGATAAACTGTGTAAAGTGGGAGGAATATTGTCAAGAGAAATAAGTTGATTATCATAACAATATAATTCTTGTAAATTGGGAGGAAGATTGTCAAGAGAAGTAAGTTGATTATTTGCACAATCTAATACTTGTAGATTCGGAGGAAGATTGTTTAGAGAAGTCAGTTGATTATTATCACAATATAATATTTGTAAAGTGGGAGGAAGATTGTCAAGAGAAGTAAGTTGATTATGGTAACAATATAATATTTGTAAAGTGGGAGGAAGATTGTTTAGAGAAGTTAGTTCATTATGTGAACAATGTAATCTTTGTAAAGTGGGAGGAAGATTGTTTAGAGAAGTTAGTTCATTTCCATCACAACATAATGTTTGTAGATTTGAGTAGAGAGATAAATCCGGTAAAACTTGTAAGCATCGAAATGATAAATTCAATTTGGTTACGGAATAATCAGTCATTTATTATTTGTTGATTAAAAAATAAATAATATATGTATCAATTTTCTTCATTCCTTACAAATCAATAATCTTGGTTGTTATGTTGATGCATTACGTATAAATTGTTGAATATTATGTATAAACTGTTGAATACGTTCTTGTTCTTTTGTTACTGATACAAATTTGTAATATGTCATAAATATACCCTTATGGCGTTTATACATATCGGCTAAAATATAACAAAATATATCATCCGATAATTCATATTTTATCTGTTCCTCCCGAATCCACGTTGCGATTTCATTATGATACGGAATATATCGTTTATGTATAAATTCATAATACGAATTTGATGACAAATTACTCAAAAACATCATCATAATAACAACATAATACTGTTTTATTTTTGCAGAAGTTAGTTTATATATTTTTTTTACATCACGAAATAATTTCATACGAGTTATATTTACATCAATAAACATGGAATCAAAATCAATTGCCTTAATTATAATATCGTCGTCCCCCTCGCTACAGTTTAATACCAAATTTGCAAATTTATAATCATATAGTAAAATATTATTTTTTACTATATCTGTTGTTAATTCAACCAGTTTTTGAGTAATTGTTTTTTTGAGCAATTTATGAGTCTTTGTTTTTACTATAAAATCAGATAATGATGTTTGATACCTTTCACTAATCATTGTGGTAAATCCCATTGGATTTTGATATATTGAATATAAACGGGGAGATAGATTTTTATTCGACATATATAAAGCAACCTTGCAATCTTTAATAAATTCATTTATATGTATTTTTTCTGTGTCTTCGTGTTCTGTGTCTTTGGGTTCGTGTTCTGTGTCTTTGGGTTCTTCTTTATGTATGGTTTGGTCTTCTTCCGTAAATACATCTTTTGAAATTCGAATTACACAAGAAATTGGTTCGTCATGAATAGTTCCACAATAAACCGAATTATTTCCTCCGTTAATACATAATTCATATATACGTTTTTTGTTTATGGGTAAAGAATAAAATGTATCATCGAATACAGGAATATTTTGTATATATTTTGAAAGTAAAGGTAAATTATTAGGTAATATAAATTCATTCATTTTCTTTTTTTTAAATAAAATAATAAATAAATAGATTTTCAATTTTTTTAGCTCAATAAATTATTCATAAATGAATATGTGATTCCCATAAATATCTTTTAAACGACCACTCCCATGTAAAAGACACAGACGCATCATCATCATCGTTTTTTGATGTATCAAACATTTTCTCAAAATAAGGCGGAGGTAAAATATATTTTAATACGTCTCTCTCTGTTCGTGAAGTTTGTTTGTCATTTGCGCACAAATACATTGTATTATTATTATTATTTGTTGTATGTAATGTTTTATATAAATCGCATAACAATGGACTATATGCATATCTATATTTCCAATTTATATCGGGACAACCTTGGGTATAATAATGATACACAAATTCAAGTCCTTCCAAATAATTTATACACACATCATGAATTTCAGAAGTAGATTGAATTCGTAAAAGAGACCGATAATAACGTTTCTCCCAATGAGGTTCAGTTGGGCAAATATATTCTTCCCTCTCTCGAAATAAAAGAGGCACAGAATCTACCCAAGAATCTATTGAATATGATTTATTTGGATGAGATTTATTAGGATGATTTGATTTATTGGGTTGATTGGTATTGGTCTTATTTGTCTGTAATAGTCGATGCCATGTTTGTTTTGCCCAAATTTCGCGACTGGCGTATTCTTGAATAAGATTTTCCTTTTCTTGTTTCGCCAACATCTGTAAAAAAAGGGTTACCCACTTCCATTGAATTTTCTTTGTTTCTGGATGAATTAATAAACGGTCATATGCACCAATATAAAGTCGATATGTATCTAATAAACGTTGTATTCCCGTTGTTCGAATCGAAATACTCGGAAATCCTGTTAAAAAATCATTACCCAAGAAAAAACAAAGAAAAATATAATCCGTTATCCGACCAATGTTTTGACATTTGCAGTCCATTTCAACCAAAATATTGTTTGTTAATAATTGACTATCTAAACACAACATCTCTTTTGCCAATGCCGCATTTTTTTCACCAAATTCGGGAGCTTCTCTACAAATATATATATTTTTTGTATAGGATACATGTAAAATAGACAACATAATAAGGTCGGCATCCAGTCCATAAATGACTACATTTGCATTTATATTTGGATTGTTGCGTAAATATTCGAATAATTTATGTTCGCCCTCTCCCGATTCTTTCGATGATGATACACATGACGTATTTGATGTAAATTCTTTTGTAATAGCGTCGGACAGTTGATTCATAAAGGGAGTTCCCGGACTAATGCACATTGTATTGAATTTTGGTTGTATTGGGGTGGTGGGTTCTTTTATTGTTGTTGTTGTTGTCATTTCTTTTGTTGTCATTTCTTTTGTCGTCATATTCTCCTCTAAAAACCAACTCTTGTATCTTCTGGTTCGTTGTTGTTCCATTTTTGCCATACATGCCACTCCATCAAACGCAATATATACGTATAATTTGGGAGAAAACATATGTATATATATCCACAATTGTTCAATGACTTTTTGAATAATTGTGTTATTCTCATTTGCGCCCATATGCACAATATCATAAATAATTGAATTTGCGTCAATTAATAATATATCAATATCATCCGGCAATTGTTTTTTAACAATGGAACTATGATTCTTTATAATGTATGAAAAAAAAGACGGAATTCCCATTATCATATTTGTCCAAATATGTTTATACTGTTTTTTTTCTGGTTTGTCTTTTTTGTGAGTTGCTTTTACTTTTACTTTTACTTATAGATTGGTTATATGAATATAAAATACCAACTTTTCCATTTTGACCTGCTTGGCAATGAGACCCAGAAACAATATCCAACGTTGGATCACGATTCTTATGTTTTTCCCAAATACTTTCGCTAATAACCGATACCATTTCCTTTCCAGTATCCAACAAAATATAATAGGGAGTTGTTCCAAAAATAACATGTATAACAAAATTCTCTGGAACATATATGGAAGGAACCAATCCCAATTTTCCGGTGTTGAGAAGTTTGGAAGATTCGTCCACATCTTCTGTCTTGGGTAATAATCCACGAGCGGTACGATTACAAGCATAGAAATAATCATCTTTGGCGTCTTGGAAATAACTACGTTTGGAGAGGAACAACTGTTTTGCATAAAAAATAACAATATTGTCTTTTCTATCTTCTTCCAAATACTCTTGTACACGTTGGTCTTGATACATAATCGGGTCAAATCCTTCTATTTTAGAATTTGTTTTTATAGAGTTTGTTTTTATTGAATTTCTTTTTCTCTCTAATGACATAATTGTTTTTCGAGAATGAGAAGGTATAAGTTTTTTCGTGAGTTTGTGTTCTGTTTTTTTCATATGGGTCAATAGTTTGAATTTTTTAGGAGGAGATAATTTCACGGTTTTTAAAAATGGAACAAAAACACCCATTTTCCACCTGCCTTTTTGAACCGTTCCATTTGCAAATGTCATTTTACCGATACCATTTTTTTCATTGTCTTTCCACTCTCCTTCATACATATCGCCATTTGCAAATGTAAATGTGCCTTGACCATTTATTTCATCGTCTTTCCACTCTCCTTCATACATATCTCCATTTGCAAATGATTTACCTTGACCATTTTTTTCATTGTCTTTCCACTCTCCTTCATACATATCGCCATTGGCAAATGTCATTGTTCCTCGACCATTTATTTCATCGTCTTTCCACTCTCCTTTATAGATATCTCCACTTGCAAATGTAAATGTGCCTTGACCATTCATTTTATTGTCTTTCCACTCTCCTTTATACATATCACCCGTTATATAGGTCATTTTACCTTGACCCTGTTTTTTATCGTCTTTCCACTCTCCTTTATACATACCACCCGTTATATAGGTCATTTTACCTTGACCATTTCTTACATCGTCTTTCCACTCTCCTTTATACATATCACCATTTGCATAGGTCATTTTACCTTGACCATGTTTTTTATTATTTTTAAACTCGCCAACATAGAGATTTCCATTTTTATACAAACGACCTCTACCATTCAGTTGGTCGTCTTTCCACTCCCCATAATATGAACCACCTATAAATGTCAGCACACCATGACCACTTGCCCTATCATCTTTAAATTCTCCATTATATATATTTCCATTTACATGCGTCATTTTACCTTGACCATTTTTTTTATCGTTTTTCCACTCTCCCTTATATGTAGCTCCGTTCATAAATAGATATGTACCTTGACCGTTTTTTTACCTTCTTTCCACTCTCCTTCATATATATTTCCACTCTTTTTATACATCATTTTACCATCGCCCTCTATTTCATCATTGTTCATATCACCTTCATACACATCTCCATTTAAAAAAGTGATGGTGCCTTTGCCACTCCTTTCATTCTCTTTCCACTCTCCTTCATATTTTTCACCATCACTATAATTCATTTTACCTTTACCATGTCGCGAATTGTCTTTCCACTCTCCTTCATACACATCTCCATTTGCATAGGTGAGTTTTCCGTAACTTTCAATTTCATTATCGTCTTTCCACTCTCCTTCATATACAGCACCATCATCAAATATTATTTTGCCTTTACCATTTTTTAAATCGTCTTGCCACTCTCCTTCATATATTTCTATTTCTCCACTTGGATATGTCATTTTACCGTATCCATTCTTTTTTTCGTCTTTTACTTCACCGTCATAAACTTCTCCATTTTCATATGTAATTTTCATTATTTATATAAGAGTTTATTTTTTATGAATCATTCGAATCAATAATAGGCGAGTATTTATTTAAGGCAATTTTTGTTTTTCCTAATTTTATAATTTTTGCCTTTTTGGTCGGTTCTTTTTCTTTGACCGGTTCTTTTTCTTTTTCTTTGACCTGTTCTTTTTCTTTTTCTTTGACTGGTTCTTTTTCTTTGACCGGTTCTTTTTCTTTGACCTGTTCTTTTTCTTTTTCTTTGACTGGTTCTTTTTCTTTGACCGGTTCTTTTTCTTTGACCGGTTCTTTTTCTTTTTCTTTTAAACGCAAATACGATTCTTCTTGTTCTTCTTCTTGTCCTTCTGTCCGTTCTTTTTGTCCAATAATTTTTACCATATCTTCCGTTCGAACATCTCTCTTTTTTTGAAACACAAAATACCGGTTCAAGAATGAAATTTGCTGTTCATCGGATGCATTCATTTTATCCGCCGATTTATAATGATTTTGCCCCGTTCTGCGTATTTCGTCCTGCATTTCGCGATACAATTCATCAAAGAATCCACTTCCTTTCGGCAAATGAATTTGTTTATCTTTTGCGGTATCCACCAATACAAAACCATAATTTTCCATCATACGTTGAAAGAATTTAAAATTAACTAAATATTCACTGAAATATTTCCCGATAGATTCCTGATATACGCTAATTTCATATCCCAGACTTTGTTCATCTTCTGAAAATCCCGTTTCTTCATATAATTTTTGTATCTCAAAAATCTTCGTCGGTTCGCCCGTTTGGCGGTCGGTTCGTGTAAATAAAATAGCGTCTTCTCGCAATAACCGTTGAAACAATCGGTCTCCGTCATAACACGTTCCAATAAAATACCCCCCTTTTTTTGTACATTCCGACACATTTCGTAAAAATCCGTGTAACGTATGTTTATTTTTGAAAAAGTAATGAAGTGCAAATTGGCAAGAACTTATATCGAAACCATCCTTTTGTGTTCCGTTCCATTTTCCTAATTCCGAATCTTTTTCTCCTGAACCAAACATTGCTTTGATTAATCGTTTTTCTTTAGGGGTTGTAAATGCCTCTCCCGTCCGAATATTCAATGCCGAATCTCCTACGGCAAATAAACAATGATATATCGGAGTTCGAAATTGGTATCGGTCTTTAATATAACGGGTACATGCACCATCTCCCACATTATGAATATTATCGCGGGAAATATCGATTCCACAAATAAACGATATATTTCCCGCCTTCCATTTCGCCAAATCCCCCGCCTTTCCAACGGCATAATCGATTAATGTGTTTCCACGTTGCGCAACGGACAATATAAGTTTTCGTTTTACATATAAATTATGAAAATCTCGTAACGCTTGTGTAAAAGATTCTCCTCCGCCTCCGCCTCCTTTTTCCGATTTTTTATAATAAATCGCCGATTCATCAATATCCAACAATGGAATAGCGGTTGTTCCGCGTAACATTTCTTCCGTAACTGGATTATGAATCGATGACCAATTGCTGTTTGCGACTTGATACGAATTTCCGTAATTCGGCAATCCTGCCCGAAGTTCGGCGGTTTTATCATATCTTACCCGCAATGGTTTCCATCGCCATTGCGGGTCGGAAATACTTACATCGTATTTAAATTCCACAATCATACCTTCTTCAAAATATTCACCTCCAACCGAATCCGATATGGTCGATATATCCGTATCATGCGCCATTGAATCGTCGATTGTTTTCATAATCATTTTACCAGACGCATCTGGATATAAACGAATATTGCATAAATAGGCGTTTGGTTGAAATGGGTCGGTGGGTTGAAATTGCAGAGGTTTATAGGTAGAACGAGTTTGGTCTTTTTCGGCACGTGTTTGGACAGGTTCTTCCGTAAGTAAAGATACCATACTAATAAACGGATTCGAGAGTCTATTATTAAATTTATCGAACCCGCACCAAAGTTCAATTGTTTTATATTGGTAAATAACATCGGATTTTGTTAAATCTTCGCCTTGTGGATACATCATGTGAATCTCGTCTTTGCCTTGTTTGTTTTTTTTAGTTCGAACCAGAAAATCAATTGTGTTATAGTGCGCCGGTTTCCATTTGAACGATTCGTTCCACGTGGTTTTCGCAATGAAATCATTGCCGTGCTGTTTCGCCGTGGGAATTGGTTGATCACATGGAGTTAAAATAAGACCGTCGGTTTCATATACTTGAAATGGAATATTTTTAAATGCGGATTGACACGCAATAAAGAAATTCCCCGAATAAAATTGTTTTAATAAAATATGGAATAAACACTTCTCCTCATTTTCTTTACCGCTTATGAGAGAGGTATTTATTCGAGTAACCACCTTTTGATTTAATATGTTCAGACGATATTGTATCTTTTTTTTGGGTTTCTCCTCCTTCTCCTCTTCTTGTTCCGGTTGCTCCATAAATGGCAACATACGCATATCTTCTCCACTTACAAAATATACATCAAATGCCATATAATAATTTATATAATTTCCCAATTTATCATACGGAATATGCTCGCCATCTATCAATGTATTATATAATTTCTCGTTGGATGTTTCACCTCCCGTAAATATAACATTCATATTTGTGTCAATCATATACATGCGACCTTTTGTTGAAATATACAATAAACGGCGGTCCCCGTCGGCTTTATCCGTAATACAATAATTTTTTAATACATTCATTTTTGACGATTCGTGTAAGTGTTCGCGTTGAAGAGTCATGGAAGAATATCCCAAGAAATCACTGGGTTTTACGGGACGAGTTAGTGTAAAATTGTCCTTTTCTTTTGCACTTGCGTCTGCAGGCATTTGAATCAATTTCATATAGGAAAATAATATTTGGTCCTGTTCCGTATATGATATGGGGTAATTTGTGCCTTGAAATGCTACCATAACAAGCCGAACCATGGTTCGTAATGCACCTAACAATGAATTTGCCGATTCAAATGAAGTTCCCAGACCTATACGCGAATTGTCGAATTCCAATTCGATTTCATAATGTTCCAATCCATTAAATACATCGGCTTCTTGAATGGTGTGTGTTGGAATGGAGGTTTGTCCGCTCATTTTATTTGTTTTAATAATACTAATATCGGCAAACACCGGAATGGTTGGATGTCGAAAACGAACGCGATTCATATAACGAAATACTTTGTTTAAATTTGTCCATTCGCCCAGAATTTGTTTTGATACGTCGGTATTTAATGAAAAATCCTGTTCAAGTTTGTAATTCACGCGATAATTAAAATCGTCAAAATTCACGGCTTTTACAATAGAACCATCCGAATATTTGGGAGATGTTTTTCGTGTAAATTTAATAGCTCGCGACCGCGGTCCTTGCCCTTCGGCAACCTGTTTTAAATCGTTGGTCTCGCAGTATTTTTGAATAAGAAACAATCCGTCGATTTCGGCGCGAGTTGTATCTGACCGATATTCATTTCGACTTTCTTGTTGACGATAGGTATTAATACGTAAAAAGTGTTTTTCTTCAAATATTTGAAATCCCACGGAAAATAATTGTTTTACAACGGCATCATAATTTATTTTGGTAATTGGTTTTACCGACATAGGACCTGGGCGTTTGTTGTCGAAAATACCAAAACGCACTTCCAATTCATTTGCGATATATTCTTTTCGTATTTTTTGGTTGTCTAAATAGCATGAGACCATACGAAGTAAATCTTCTCTTGCTGTGGTCTTTTTTTGTTCAGAAGATACGGATTTTTCCATGATAGATAATAGAGATATAATATTTATTTACATATTATATCATTCTTTTCTTCAATTTTACTTGGAAATTTATACAATAAATTTTATACAACACGCACATAAAAATATTCGGACAATGCCGTATACATTTGTTCCTTTTTTGAACCGGTGTCCAATACAATTCCCGCTTTTTGAGTCATTTCTTCCAATTCTGCCAATTTATAAGTGGACACTCCTTTTAACGGTTTATTGTATTGTTCGATGACAATAAAATCGTCGGGTATATTAGAAATAAGCCCATATTTGTGTTTTTTTGTATCAAAGTGTAGATATATGGTTTGTTGCGTTGTATCTACTATTATAGGGAGAACTATTTTTTTATTGTCAAATGATACGTGAATGTTTTTGTTGTAATGTAGAGCATATGCCACCAATACATGCAATTGATTACCTTTCATCATCATATCCGACAATATCTCTTGGCACTGAATAAGAGTGATTTTTTGATTTGTTTGTTTTAATTGTTTTATTCGGTCTTTTCCTTGAAATTTTGTTATTATTTCCTGCTGAACATTCAGTTCAATCGATGAATGTATATTTTGATGACATACGACAGAATACTCATACATTCCATGAACTCCCGCATATATACTCCAAAACATGGTGTTTTTAAATTCGGGGAAAAAAGGTTTTTCGAGAGAAGGGTCTTTTTCTTTTACAATGGACTCTTTGATTGTTTTATCTTTTTCTTTTACAATGGGTTCTTTTTCCTTTACAATAATGGGTTCTTTTTCCTTTATGATTTGTTCTTTTTCTTTTATGATAAGTTCCTTTACGGATTCTTTATACATAAGAGGATATAATTTGTCCATATCTGATTCCGTCAAAAATATATCATATGGATAAAAAATTTGATATAGTTCATTATATACGTCCATTCAAATTATATGTATTATTTTATTTATATTGTTCTTGAGAACCTCTCTAACCAATAAAACGATTCTTGTTATTTATCAAAAAAATAGGTCTTTTCAATTTCTAATTTTTCATTTTCAACACAAGATAATGACGTTTCCTGCACTTGCACATAATCAATATATTTTATTATTTCCTCCAATGTATCCTGTTTTAAATATGCCATATTAATATATGTGCCGTTTTTGTTTTCATTTAACTTGGTTTCCGGATGTTTACGAATGATTTTTAAAATTTCAATATGTTGCATTTTCGATAATTTATCGACTTTTGATTGAATTTCAGAAAAGTTTATTTGCATTTTTATAAAATATGTTCTATATTTTTATGTCCTATTTTAGAATAGGACAACAACATTCTTTTTCAATGCGTTTGATTTCATTGTATTTTTCAATTGTTTTTTTAGAAAGTTCAAATCCATATATGTCCTTGCATGTTGTATAAATGGGATTATTTTCATAATATATTGTTCGTAACTTGGGAGGAAGATTGTCAAAAGATATAATTTGATTGTTTCGACAATACAATTCTCGTAAAGTAAGAGGAAGATTTTCGAGTGAAGTAAGCTTGTTTTTTGAACACAATATTGTTCGTAACTTGGGAGGAAGATTGTCGAGAGAAGTGAGTTGATTATAGCAACAATATAATTCTTGTAAAGTGGGAGGAAGATTATCGAGAGATGTGAGTTGGTTATTTTCACAATATAATGTTTGCAAATTGGGAGGAAGATTGTCGAGAGAAGTGAGTTGATTATAGCAACAATATAATTCTTGTAAAGTGGGAGGAAGATTATCGAGAGATGTGAGTTGGTTATTTTCACAATATAATGTTTGCAAATTGGGAGGAAGGTTGTCTAGAGAAGTCAATTGATTATTGTAACAATGTAATATTTGTAAATTTGTATAGAGAGATAAATTCGGTAAAACAGTCAAGTTTTGATATGATAAATCTAACGTCGTTACGGTATAATCGGTCATTTTATTTGTTTTTGATTAAAAAAATAAATATCAATTTTCTTTGTTTGCTATCAGAAGGGTATTTTATTTAAGTAGCGGACAACATTCTTTTTCCAAATTTTCAATGCGTTTTATTTCATTGTATTGTTCAATTGTTTCTACCGAAAGTTCAAATCCATGTATTTCTTTACATGTTGTATAAATGGGATTATTGTGACAATATAATTTTTGTAAAGTAAGAGGTAAAATATCAAGAGAAGTGCCAAGTTGATTGTTATAACACCATAATTCTTGTAAATTTTGAGGAAGATTGTTTAGAGAAGTCAATTGATTATTGTAACAATATAATATTTTTAAAGTGGGATGAATGTGACCCAGAGAAGTTAGTTGATTATTTGCACAATGTAATATTTGTAAATTTGGAGGAAGATTGTCAAGAGAATTGATTTGATTATTCCAACACCATAATTCTTGTAAAGTGGAAGGAAGATTATCGAGAGAAGTTAGTTTATTATAATTACAACGTAATTCTTGTAAAGTGGGAGGAAGATTGTTTAGAGAAGTGATTTGATTATATTTACAATATAATTCTTGTAGATTGGGAGGAAGATTGTTTAGAGAAGTGATTCGATTATATTCACAATATAATCTTTTTAGATTAGGGGGAAGATTATCAAGAGAAGTCAGTTGGTTATTATTACAATATAATGTTTGTAAATTTGTGTATAGCGATAAATCCGGTAAAACGGTTAGATTTAGATTCGATAAATCCAATTCGGTTACGGTATAGTCGGTCATATTATTTGTTTTTTGTTTAAAAAAATAAATAATATATGTATCAATTTTATTTTAGAATAGGACAACATTCTTTTTCCAAATTTTCAATGCGTTTTATTTCATTGTATTGTTCAATTGTTTCTATCGAAAGTTCAAATCCATGTATTTCTTTACATGTTGTATAAATTGGGGTTTCTTCACAATAGAGCACTTGTAATGTAACAGGTAAAATATCGAGAGAAGTCAGTTGATTCGTATGACAATATAATTGTTGTAGATTCGGAGGAAGATTGTTTAGAGAAGTCAATTGATTATTATAACACCATAATTCTCGTAAAGTGGAAGGAAGATTTTCGAGAGAAGTGATTTGATTATTGTAACAATATAAATCTTGTAAATTGGGAGGAAAATATTTAATAGAAGTTAGTCGACCATTATTTTTACAATTTAATCTTTGTAAAGTGGAAGGAAGATTGTCGAGAGAAGTCAATTGATTAGCATAACACCATAATTCTCGTAAAGTGGAAGGAAGATTGTCGAGAGAAGTCAATTGATTAGCATAACACAATAATCCTCGTAAAGTGGAAGGAAGATTATCGAGAGATGTGAGTTGGTTATTTTCACAATATAATTTTTGTAAATTGGGAGGAAGATTTTCGAGAAAAGTGATTTTATTATCTCCGCAATATAATTCTTGTAAAGTGGGTGGAAGATTGCTTAGAGAAGTCAATTGATTCTTTTCACAATATAATTCTTGTAAAGTGGGAGGAAGATTGTCGAGAGATGTGAGTTGATTATTACAACAATATAATTCTTGTAAAGTGGGAGGAAGATTATCGAGAGATGTGAGTTGGTTATAATTACAATATAATTTTTGTAAATTTGTGTACAAAGATAAATCCGGTAAAATGGTTAGATTTCGAAATGATAAATCCAATTCGGTTACTGTATAGTTGGTCATTTTATTGTTTTTTGATTAAAAAATACATAATATATGCATCAATTTTCTTTGTTTGCTACCTGAAACTTCTGGTCGTTCCTAAGAAAATTGAAAATGATATATGTATATATAATAATAAAATTATAATGCAAAATCAAAATCAAGAAATCATTAAAAAACCATATATGACATCTCTTAAAACAATTAAGGTGTGTCTCTCTATTTTAGAAATAGGTGAAAATATTCGCGACCTGTTAGAACAAAAAATCATCTATAACGTAGAAAGTCGGTGTGTATCAGAAGGTTTTATTCTGCCAAATTCCGTTCATATTACTTCTTGGTCATCCGGAAAAATAAATGGTCAAGATGTAGAATTTCAGGTTACATTTCAATATAATGTATGTTTTCCAGTTGAAGGTATGCGTATTGAATGTAATGTAACCGAAATTAGTAAAGCAGGCATTCATGCGGAATATACGGTAGAAACAGTCGATAATAAAAAAATACCCGCCATTATCGCAAATATTCCGCGTGATATTTATTTTGATAGCCCCGCCTTTAATTCCGTAAAAATAGGAGAAACTATTATTGTTCGAGTAATTGGTGTTCGTTTTGAATTAAACGATAAATATATTACTGTTCTTGCTGAACTTGACCGAGGTAATAAAAATCATCGTATTAGAGGAGGAGGAGACGGAGATGATACAGAAGATGAAGAAGAGGAGGATGATACGGATCTTTAGTGTCCTTAGTGTCCATTATATTTTTGAAGGGAGCAGTCCTTGATAAAATTGATAATCTTTTTTTAAGAAATAATGAACAACCAAAGAAATGTTAAAAATATACAATCAACTCACTCTTAAAAAAATATTTAAAAATGAATTACTTCAGTTTATTCATTTACATGATGATACGGAACACCAAGAACTTATTGCATTTATGAATACATTTATGAATGCATCTATTCATACATTTATTCATTTAGAAACATATATTCATTTAGAAACACATTTTCAACAATTAATTATTCGAATTACGGGAGCAATTGAATCATTACAAACAAAAGAACTTATGGAATATATAGATAAAATTCCGAATGAGCTATATGATTTTGTTATTCCGGGCATAATTTCACAAATAAATCCATTATTTGGAATTATAAAAGATTTGGTTGGACGAGCGAGCATAATAAAATCTTAATAAAAGAATTAGATTCCAAGATAAAATACAAAATCGTCATGATAATATACTCGTAAAAACGCATAATCCTTTTCTGTTAAATCTGCCACCGTATATGTTTCCTTGCTTTTATCTATTTTTTCATTAAAATTTGGCGAGACAACGGAAGGATATTCTCGTTCAAAAAAGTTTCGCATATCATCCATTTTATTCATCTTTAATATTTGATAGGAACAAAATGGATTTTCGGAGACAATTTGTTGGGTATCTTTCACATAATCCATTTGGGGGCGTAAATGTTGATATAAAACAAATTTATTTTGTCGATGATGTGCAATTCGTTGGATATTGTATATTATTTCTTTGGGGGAAAGATTCCAGTAATTGCATAGACTTATAAATCTCTGTATCGGCTCTCGGAAAATCATATAGAACAACATTGGTTTTGTTATGGAAAGTATTCGTAAATGAACCATTTCCTTTAAAGTCAAATGGTCAATACTGATAGTCGAATTGTAGGGAGGATTTTTTGTTCCAGGGTAAAACGAGTTTAATGTTCTACGATTTGGTATTTTATATGCGTCGTAATATTCATAAATGGAATTATACAAACCAAAATATGCCGGATTTTTTCCGTAATGTTTATACACAAAATTACCCATGTTTTTTGGTATATGAATAAAAAAGGGTGTTTTCGTTGACATATTATATTATAGATACAATTTTATCGCTTAATTACAATTATCGTTGGTTTTATAGTGGGTGTTATATCATTCCATCCATCTGTGCGAAATGATTTATGTGGCTTATCTACTTTTGGTTTCGGCTTTCGATGTTCAACTCCCGTAATTCGTTCTTGTGTAATTGTTTCCCATGCAGTTTGAAATATAGGCAATGATGCTTGAAACCATTCTCGGTCACGGATAATTTTCACACATGAAATTTCATCTAAATACCAATATATAGTTCTGTAATATGTATATTCGCATTTTGCCATGATAGTGGATACCCATTCTCTCCAATTTGGGAGGCAATGCAATGGCATATATTCATAATGTTTTATATATTCGGGAAATACCGTTTCACACACTACAATAATTCCTTTTATTACTTGTTTGGTTATGGGTTCTTTTTCTTTTGTATTGTCTTCTTTTTCGCCTATTACTTTTTCGGTTATTTTTGCATGTTCTGAATATATTTCAAAATCAATATCATTTTCAAATTCTTTAAACCGCGTTTCCAAAAAATCGCATGTAGGTAATTCACAAACTTCCATTTGTAATTGTGTTTGCACCCAATATTCATATTTTGGAATACCCGTTATCTCTCTATTTACGATATTTTTAATTTCCAACATAATGCCATATTTTTCCGATAGAGGGTCTATATTAATTCCATCCGGCGACGCTGCCAAAAATACATGTTCTCGATGTTCAATACATCCGAATTCTCCGATTTTTGTTTTAAATAAATATTCATATACGTGCACACTAATGGGCTCATATTTTACTCCCCAATCTCGCGCATCTTCTTTTCCTCCATATCGTTTTATAAAATGCGGTTTTTCGTCTATACATTTTTCATAAATATAACTGTTTAATGTCGCAGGACTTTTTAAAATACGCCAAGCAGAACTTGCCGTAATATGTTTATGACGAAATTCATACCATTCAGGCGTTCGTTGTTCTGGTTGAGGAAGAGAGCGTAAATAGGACAAATGTTCTTCAATAGAACGAGAAAAAGGGAGTGACACATCTAATTCTGGTAAATCTACATATATTAACGTAACATTCTCTACAATTTCATACAAATCCTCATAATCAATAAATAACGGAGGAAATGATAAATACAATACATATGTTATTTCGTTATTCATTTGGTCGATATCCATATCCACATTGTCACAGTTTACAGCTTTCCACTCATCCGCAAACTCAAAAATAGTTTCCCAAAGTTCTTCTTCATATTCATTCATCATAATTGAATATATACATATATGTATATTCAATTTTACTTGTTTTGTTTTGTTGTTGTTGTTGTGTTGTTGTTGTTGTGTTGTTGTTGTTTTCTTTTTACCTTGTTCAATGTAATACAAAGAATGTAATACAAAGAATATAAATAATATGTAATAATCTATTGTAAATGGATGATTACGACGTTTCAAATAATTTGTTTGTTAAACAACTTAATTTTTTTCCAAAAGATGATATAACAATGGTATTACACGCAAATAACATTATGGATACAAATCTTTGCATCGAAATTAAAAATATAGTTATTCGAACACGTAAAGCGTTTGATGTATTGGATGTTAAACAAATTGTAAGTATTGGGTCAAGGGTTGTATTTTATAATCAAGATTCAAATGAAAAAGAATGGATTTATGTACAAGTCTGGATACGTAACTGTCAAATACTTCCTGAATAAAATGTAATAAATAATTGTGTAGACCAACAAACAAATAAAAAACAAACCAACACTAAACAAGCGGAAACACACCATTATAAAGGGTTTATGTGGAATCTTTTTTATGGTTTTATGTATTATTGTCGTAGTCCGTGTCTCTCAAAGAGGGGCTTTGCCCCTTCTTTGAGAGACGCATAATGACGAAAATATTTATAATGCGAGAATTGTCTACCAACGCAAGCTTAACAATATCAAGCGACCATAAATAAAAAAATTGATTTTAAAAAACTAATAAAATATTGGTATCCAAACATGTCTGACGAACACCAATATTTACAATTATTAAGCGATATTATCGAACACGGACATCGCCGAAAAACTCGTAATGGATATACACTTCAATTGGCAGGAAAACAATTGACATTTGATTTAAAAAGAGGACATATATTTCCACTTATTACTACCAAAAAAATGTTCTTTCGTGGGATATTTGAAGAATGGAAATTCTTTATGGACGGAAAAACCGACACAAAAGAATTAGAAAAAGTTGGCGTGAATATTTGGAAAGGAAACACCAGCCGAGAGTTTTTAAATTCAGTGAATTCTACCGTTGCCACCTACGAAGAAGGAGATATGGGACCGATGTATTTCTTTCAAATTTATCATTTTAATGCGCCGTATAGAGGCTGTCGTCCAGAAATAGGATATAGTGGGCAAGGGCTAAATCAATTTGAAAAAGTAATTCATCTTTTAGTGAATGACCGATTTTCAAGACGTATTGTTATGACTACATTTAATCCAGAACAAGCAGAACAAGGCGTTTTATATCCATGTCATGGACTTTTAATTCAATTTGTGGTCGAACAAGACGATGAATTAACATGTATTATGACGCAACGTTCGGCAGATTGTTTTTTGGGATTACCTTATAATATTGCATCGTATTCCTTATTAACATATGCCGTTTGCGCACAGGTAAATAGTAGATTATCGGTATCATTGACAAATCCACCATTAATTCCGGGAAAACTCGTAATATGTTTGGGAGATTGTCATATTTATGAGTCTCATATATCTGCCGTAAAAGAACAACTTACCAGACAACCATTTCCATTTCCATCCATTTGTTTTGTGAATAAACAAAAAAAACAGACAGATTTACAAGAGAATCGGGCACAAGAGAATCGGGCACAAGAGAATCGGACACAAGAGAATCGGGCACAAGAGAATCGGACACAAGAGAATCGGACACAAGAGAATCGGACACAAGAGAATCGGACACAAGAGAATCGGACACAAGAGAATCGGGCACAAGAGAATCGGGCACAAGAAATTATTCGAGATGAATTGAAAGATGACGATGCTACTAATGACAATGCTACTAATGACAATGCTACTAATGACAATGCTACTAATGACGATGCTACTAATGATGATGCCAAAATTAAAGAAAAAGATACCAATATTTTTAATCCGAATAATATTACATGGAATAATGTGAATTTATGTGACTACCAATACCATCCTTCAATTAAAGCATCCATGGTAGCATAATATCTTTTATATACATATATGGAATCCGAATCATCTTCACCATCATTTGTGTATTTATTAGAAACTATAGACCCAAACCATCCTCTCAAAAAATATACATATGTAGGCGCAACCATAGATGTTGAACAACGACTACGAAAACACAATGGAGAAATAACGGGGGGTGCTGTATATACAACCTCCAAAGTTAAACAGGGATTTCATTGGCGACGTATTGTCTATGTATCCGGATTTCCAACATGGAATTGTGCTCTTAAATTTGAATGGAGGTGGAAACATATGACCCGTAGAATTTCTGCATCTATTACAGATCCTACCGAAAGACGATTAAAAGCATTAGAAAAAATATTAGAATTAGACAAATCAACTACATCCGCCATTCCTTATTCTGAATGGTCGGATGGCGGACCTACCGTAATTTGGGAGGAGGTGGGAATATAGTAATATAATATATATGTCGATACTACAAAAATATATTTTTTATTCGAACGAGAATGATATAAATCCGTCGTTACAAACACTGACGGATGTTTTTACGCATGATTTTGGATATACTACATTAAATGATACGTCGGATTTACAACAAACCATCCATAAAATCGACAGTTATACAAAAACGGGGGTCGATTTTTGCTCAAAAACAACCGCCCATGGAATGAATTATACGTATCTTACCGACGATATGCAAAAATCGGAAAATATTAGTATTATGTTTCGTTTTGCAAATGGCGACATTCATTCAATTATGGTATTGACTGTATATGAAGCCCGATATAAAAATATGCCGGTCGTATATATTAGTAGTTTTTGTGTGAATCAGGCGAAAAATTATAAAGATGGGTATAAAATAATAGATGAATTAAAACGTGTGTGTATGTGGAGTGGCATTTTTTTAATTGAACTGCACTCGGTTCCGTCCGCCATACCATTCTATAAAAGGCAGGATTTTAGTCCAATCAGTGAATCGCCGAATGATGTTAGAAAAGGATTACTTAAAATGCAAACCGAACTGAACCCCAATCTATTTTCCGATTTGGAAGAAGATGACATTGTAATTTATTTGGATGTTGAGAAAAAAGTAGAAATATATTATGATAAATATGGTGTATTTAATGAACATGAATTAGAATATAATCCAATGCAAATACGAGAACTAAAACGAAAACCAAAATTACCGTTGCATTTTAAGGATTATGAATACCGATTTTATGGTCCAGGCGAGGATTCCGCATCTTCTTCTTTTTCTTCAATTCCTTTTAAAAAACAAAAAAAATCACCCAACAAACATACAAACCGAACAAAATCGAATCAAACAAATAAAAAAAATCAAACAAATAAAAAGGGTCGAACAAATAAAAAGGGTCGAACAAATAAAAAAAATCGAACAAATAAAAAAGGGTCGAATAAATAAAAAAGAATCGCCTTTTACTTTTTTACCTTTTTCGCTTTTACTTTTTTACCTTGCTTACTTTAATAATTTACTTTTACTTCTGGTTATCATACTATGAGTGATTGTCGGTTTTTTACGGGATGGTTCTTTTTGCACGAGTTTTAATGTAGGTTTTGGTTGTAACACAACCGGTTCTTTCGGCATGGACGGTTTTTGTGCTGGAGCCGGTTCAATAAGGTCAATAGCCGGTTCAATAAGGTCAATAGCCGGTTCAATAAGGTCAATAGCCGGTTCAATAAGGTCAATAGCCGGTTCAATAAGGTCAATAGCCGGTTCAATAAGGTCAATATATTTGTCCATAATATTGATAAATTCCTTTTTATATATAAAATTTTGTGCCCCCACTACCAGTTTAGCGTCAATAACTTTTTGTTTACATGCGTGATGCATATGATGTATACCAATTTCGTGAGTTGTTCCTTGAGTTATCAAATAAAAGTAATATGCACAATATGTAAAGTATATTCGTCGTAACGAATTTTTCAAATTCGCGTCTTTTGTATAGTTCGAATATGTATTATATTTATAAATATTCAATTTTCTATTTATTATTGGAAAATCACTTAAATAAAAATTCGGTTTTTTGTAAAAGCTACTCTCATTTTCTTCTGTAGCATGTAATCGAATATACGTCATATTTTTTTGTTCAATATCGGATTCTTTTTGTTCAATATCGGATTCTTTTTGTTCAATATCGGATTCTTTTTGTTCAATATCGGGTTCTTTTTGTTCGGTGTCAGGTTCTTTTTGTTCGGTGTCAGGTTCTTTTTGTTTGGGAGAATCTTCATCCAAATCTATATTGTTTTTTTTACAATAATATGTTAATTCGTCAAATGTTAGTTCTTTTTGTTTTTTTTGCGCGGAGTTTAGTTCAAATAGTTCTAATTTTATTGAGGTCAGTTCAAATTCTAATTTGTCAATATAGAAATTTAAAATGTCAATAAATTCATTTTTACCCATAAAATTTTCATTTATTGCGAACTGTTTTGTTTCAATAATTTTACATTTAAATGTATTAAAACAAAACATAACATCTTCTTTAATACGAATCATACTATTTTTAAGATTTTGATGGATAGGAGGAGAATAAAACACATCGCTTTCTTTTACCACCAAATAATAATAGTATATACAATACGTAAAATATATTCGTTTTTTTATTTTTTGTCCGATAGATGAGTTCATAATATCCATATATTCTAGACATAAATCATGATGAATTTGTTTGTTTGTGATGTTAAGGTCGATTATATATGAATATGGTTTTTGGTAAAAGCTACTCTCATCTTCTTCTGTAACAATGGATGGAATTTGTATCATCGTATTGGTCATGGTTATTTGTTTTAGTTATGATTATTTTATCGAAAAAATATTTTCAATTTTTTTTGCCCAGTTCGCGTTACTTAAAAAATTAATATATATTTATAAAACATAAATGCCATTAATTACATCATTAAATAAAACAACGTTTCAAGAATTACTGCATAAAAATAACGGTATTATCATCCTTAAATTTGGGGCAGATTGGTGCGCCCCGTGTAAGCGAATTCATTCATTCGTGCATCAGTGGTTCGAACATTTACAAAAAACGAGTCCAAATATAACATTAGCCGATATTGACGTTGATGAAAATATAGAGCTTTATAGTTTCTTAAAAACAAAACGTATGATTAATGGCGTGCCGACGGTTTTAGCATATTACAAAGGAAATGTGACATATATAGCAGATGATTCCGTTATTGGGGCAGATACCGTTCAATTACAAGCATTTTTTCAACGGGCTTTAGTAAAAACGAATTAAAACCAAAAAATGCCATGTATTGGTATATGGCATTTGATATAATTCTTTGGATATGGTTCTTTATAGCGGGCATAGCCGCGGCTATGCCAATTCCATTCATAAAACGATATACAGAAACAGGACATTTTATATGGATTTTATTATCCGGCTTATCCTATGTATTGCTTATATATGCATATACAATTGTTCTTTCGAATAAAAATATTATGATTGTATATCCATTTTTGAAAGTTCTTTCTGTATTATTAGTTATTTTATTTGGATACATATGGTTTCACGAAACATTAAATATCAAAACTACGATTGGAATTATACTTGGACTTGCATCGATTTATTTATTATCTCCCTAACAACTCTCGTTAGAATTTTTATTCGTTGATTCTTATTCGTTGATTCTTATTCGTTGATTCTTATTCGTTGATTCTCGGCAAAGAGCTCCGTAAAAAATTGAATGTAAATAAATAATAAAATATATCATCCAATAACAACATGAATCCCATCTTGAAAAATGCATCCGAAGAAAATGGCAAATATCGATTTACCCTCTCTGGAATCAATGTTAGTATTGCCAATGCCATTCGCCGAACCATATTAGCCGATATTCCAGCGATTGGTATCGACGACGAACAATCCAATTTTATTGAAAATACTGGACGACTCCATAACGAAATTTTAAAACAACGTCTTGCGTGTATCCCCGTATTTGTAAAAAATAAAGATGAAATCGAAACATTTATCGAAAAATATATGGTAGAGGTAGATGTTACAAATGAAACCGACAATATAATGTTTGTAACCACAAAAGATTTTCGTATAAAAAACAAGGCGACTGGTTCTTATATGAATGAACAAGACCGAAATCAAATATTTCCGGCAAATCCCGAAACACAAATGTATATTGATTTTTCGAGATTACGTGCCATGGTCGGAGATTCCGTAAAACCGGAACATCTTAGTTTTACGGCAGAATTTACCGTAAAAACGGCGAAACAAAATGGTGGATACAGTGTAGTATCTTCATGTGCATACGGAAATACCATTGACCATGTGCGGGCAAAAGATATATGGAATGTAAAAGAAAAAGAAATGAGAGACCAAGAATTGGCGGAAGAAGAAATTCAAATGGCAAAAAAGAATTTTCATATTTTAGATGCACAACGGTTCTATGTTGAAGATAGTTTTGATTTTATAATTGAAACCATTGGAGTATATACAAATTATGAAATTATGCGAAAAGCGTGTCTTATTTTGCAGAATCAATTCGTTGATTTTGTAGAATCTATTGAAAATGACGATGTAGTAATTGGACCGAGTGAATCGGCAAAAGAATTCTCAACTATGGAAAATAGTTTTAATATTATTTTAGAGAAAAAGGATTATACATTCGGAAAAGTATTGGAATATATTTGTTACAATGAATTTTTCGAAAATCAGAAAATACTTACATTTTCAGGATTCAAGAAATTTCATCCGCATGACGAAAATTCCGTGTTACGACTGGCATTTATTCAAAAAATGGAAATAAATGATATCCGAAACAAATTAAAAGAGGCGTGTGTGCTTGCATCCGAAATATTTGTATCGATTCACGGAAAAATTCCTGAGAAATAAAGACACACTAAATTTAGAATAAATAAACTCCTATTATAATAGAGAGGTATAATGAAATGGTATATTCCTATTTTTTTCTTTTTTGCCGTAATAGTTCTTATAGGAACGTGTTATTACGGAACAGTAAAAGATGAAACAAAAAAAGACACAAAGAAAGAATCGTTCTCTCAAAGTCTTGTTCTGGAATCTCCCAAAATTCCGAAAAATATTATTCAAGTATGGAAAACATGGTCCGCCAAGTCTTATACCCAGTTTGCCAAAAATACCGACGCGTTAAAACAAATGAATTCCGATTACAATTATATTTTTTTTAAAGACAAAGATATTGATGATTTTTTGAAAATGCACTATCCTTATTATTATAAAACATATCAAGAACTACCATTAAATATACAAAAAATGGATTTCTTTCGATATGTAGCTCTCTATCATTTTGGCGGATTTTACTTTGATATGGACATTCATTCGTTACAACCATTGTCCGACGATTTACTCTATCATGATGTAGTTGTTCCCGTCGATGAACCGATTACATCTGCCAATCGTGACCAATACCGATTTCGTGAATTTGCCAGAAATGGAATAAAACAAATTCTGGGACAATATGCGTTTGGTTGCGCGCCCAAACATCCGTTTATAAAACGACTCATTGACGGAATTGTGGAAAATCTCTCCAATATTCAGAGACAGGCAAAATTTTATGCAAAATCGCATGATTTTGTGTATCAGACTACCGGACCCGATTACGTAACAACCATATATATGAACTACCCAGATAAAGAGGATATTTATATATTGGAAGGAGAGAGACAAAAATTCGGGAAATACGCAAAACATAGTTGTGTTGGTGGGTGGAAATAGTTATATTGAAATATCGACAAATCCAGACAAACTATTTTATCAATGGCAACATTGATTTTACAACTTTTCTTATTTTTTTCCGTGAAAATCGGCGTTTTAAATGAGAAAAGGTGTAATAACAAAAAAGAGTTAATGATTGCATGTGTTTCTAATAAATATAAACTGTATATATTTATTATATAAATGTCTCAAAATATTCCTTTTGTTAGTGTATGCACTCCTACCTTTAATCGTCGTCCATTTATTAAAACCATTATGGAATGTTTCCGACAGCAAATATATCCTCATGACAGAATTGAGTGGATTATAGTAGATGACGGCACGGATAAAATTGGCGATATATTAACTGAATTTGGTTCAGACCTTCCTATAAGATATGTGGCATTACCCGATAAATTACCTCTTGGAAAAAAACGTAATTTAACTCATTCTTTATGTAAAGGAGATATTATTGTATATATGGACGATGATGATTATTATCCGCCGGAACGAATCAGTCATGTAGTTGAAACATTGCAACAAAATCCATTGGCAATGGCATGTGGGTCCAGTGAATTATATATTTATTTTTATTCAACTGATAAAAAAATGCAGGATAAAAAAATACATCAAGGAAAAATGTATCAGTTTGGTCCATATGGTCCAAATCACTCAACTGCGGGAACATTTGGATTTCGTAAAGAATTGTTGAACATTACCAGTTATGATGAAACCGCTTGTATTGCAGAAGAACGTCATTTTTTAAAAGGATATACAATTCCATTTGTGCAATTGGACCCAATGAAAACAATTTTGGTTTTTTCACATGAACATAATTCATTTGATAAACGTAAGCTTTTAATAAATGCCGAATTGAATCCAACGATTCATGAATCGGAAAAGACTGTTGCTCAGTTTTTTCAATCTTCCTCAAAAATAAACAAGGCTCGATGTAATTTAATTTATCGTTTTTTTATGTCTGATATGAAAACCATATTAAAAACATATAATGCGGGACTTCCTTCACTTAAAACAGATGTTGTAAAACAAATTGCTGAAATTGAAAAAGACCGACAACAACAACAACAACAACAACAACAACAACAACAACAACAACAACAACAACAACAACAACAACAACAACAACAACAACAACAAAAAACCGGAATTATGATTCAACAACCGAATCAATCTCCAATAGAAATGACAATGCAACAAATTCTTCAGCTAATTCAACAACAACAACAATTATTAGTTGAAAAAGATAAACAAATTGCTGATTTAACCTCCAAAATACAAAACTTTGCAAAACAAAACTTTGCAAAAACGAAACCAGAATGTTGAAGAAAATTGAAAGATAAATACAATAAAATAATATATAAAAATGGCATCGGCAACAATGAAAATATCTCCTATGAAAAAGAAGGCATCGGTTATAAAACAATTTCGTATATTTGATTTTCATATGTCCGATAAATACGAGGACGACGTGGAGGATGATGTAGAGGACGAAACCAACAACAAAAAACCACAAAAAACCTCACATATTCAATTATTTGGTATTAATGAACTTGGTGAAACTGCCAGCATTACTATTACCGATTATTGTCCCTTTTTCTTTATTCATCTTCCTTTAATGAAAGAAAAGGTGAAAGAAAAACGTTGGACTCAGTCTGATGTGGATGAATTACGCGATTATATTTTCAAAAAAATATGGGCAAAAGCCGATATTCTTTCCGTTCATTTGGTTGAATATCAAAAATTATATGGATTCTCTGCCGGCAAAAAAGACCAGTTCGCACAAATTACATTTCGAAATCAAAGTGTTTTTAAACAAACACAGGGATTGTGGTATGAATATATAGACAATCAGCGTGTAAAAAAACCGTTTTATTTTAAAAATGTAAATCTATCTCTCTACGAATCCAGCATTCTGCCATTACTTCGATATTTCCATATTCAAAATATTAGTCCGTCCGGTTGGATTTCCGTAAAAACAACATCTATGCAAAATTGCATTACTAAAAAAACCACATGTAAATACGAATATATTGGGTCAAAACAGTATGTAACGCCTCTTCCAACAAAAGAAACAGCAGTTCCCTATAAAATATGTAGTTTTGATATTGAAGCCAGTAGTAGTCACGGAGATTTTCCAATTCCTATTAAAACATACAAACGCTTGGCTACAAATATATTGGAAACAATAGATATTTATAAAAAAATAGACATTAGTCGAGACACATTTTGCACAATTATTCGTAAAATGATATTAACCGCATTTGGTCATGAAACGATGGACCGTATTGATTTGGTATATCCGAAAGAAAAATGGACAAAAGAACAAGTTGAGAAACAAATAGATATATTCTTGAATACACAGATTGATAAAATCGTCGTTTCTTCCACTATGCAAGAATCTATGCGTATTGAATCCTTTATGTCTATGCGTATTGATAATACGACAGAAGAAGGACCTATAAAAGAAGAAGACGATGGCGACGATATTGATGATGATGATGACGCAAATGTAAAAGATAACGATGCAAAAAAAAGGAACATTGCAAAAAGGAACGATACAAAAAAGACTGATGCAAAAAAGACTGATGTAAATGTAAAAAAGACTACTGATGCAAAAAGGAATACGATATACGATATTCTTATTCCTGAAACGATTGCGAGAGATGAAAAAATGCAAAAATTAAATGAATTGTTAATGACAAATTTCCCGAATCTGGAAGGTGATAAAGTAACCTTTATTGGGTCAACCTTTCTACGATACGGTGAATCTGAACCTTATTTAAATCACTGTTTGGCGTTAGGAACGTGCAATTCTGTTGCGGGGGCAACAATTGAAATTGCCACTACGGAAGCGGATTTATTGGTTCAGTGGTCACAGTTAATTCAGAGAGAAAATCCAGATATAATTATTGGATACAATATTTTCGGGTTTGATTATCCGTTTATGTTTTCACGGGCAAAAGAAAATGGATATGACTGTCTATGCGCCTTTTTAGAATTATCCCGTATTAAAAACCACATTTCTGCGAAAAAAGGAACGGGAGAATATGATGTCACTAAATATGAATTGGATAAAACAAGTATTAAATTAGCAACCGGTGAATATGAATTGTTTTATCCCGTGATGATTGGACGGCTTCAAATTGATTTGTTAGGACATTTTCGAAAAAATGAAAATTTATCATCCTATAAATTGGACGATGTGGCTGGACATTGCATTCACGATACAATTCATGACATACAATTGCCCGAAATAGGAATCGTCGATGTATATACAGATAATATTAAAGGACTTCATATCAACGACTATATTCACATTGAAATATCGGAATTCACAACAGATTATTTTCGAAATGGACAAAAATTCTTGGTGCATGATATACTACCAGACACCACTACTGGTAAAAAAATACTTCGACTTCATTTTGAACCAACATCGGACGAATTATGTGTATTGCATAGTTCGGAGAATTCGCAAAAAGTGGTTTCATGGGCTCTTGCCAAAGACGATGTGTCCCCGCAAAATATATTTATATTAACAAATGGTTCGGATTCGGACCGCGCCATTGTCGCCAAATATTGTATTCAAGATTGTAATATTGTGCAACATTTAATGTTGAAAACGGATTTGCTCTCGGGTCTTATTGAAATGGCATCTATTTGTAGTGTTCCTATGAATTTCTTGGTGCTTCGAGGACAAGGTATCAAACTTACAAGTTTTGTTGCAAAAGAATGTCGTAATAAGGGAATTTTAATGCCCGATTTGGAGAAATTGTCATATGCCGATGGATATGAAGGCGCAATTGTATTGGACCCCAAAACCGGTATTTATTTAGATAATCCCGTCGCATGTTCCGACTTTTCGTCGTTGTATCCGTCTATTATGATAAGTAATAATTATTCACACGATTCTTTAACGTGGACAAAAGAATTTGATTTGGAAGGAAATCTACTTCGTGAAAGTGGTGTTAAAGATTCAACCGGCAAATATATATATGACAATGTTCCAGGGTATGAGTATATTAATACTACCTTTGATACATATTCCTATATTAAAAAAAATCCGACATCAAAACACGCAAAAAAGATTATTTCCGGAAAAATGACTTGTCGGTGGGCGCAATTCCCCGACGGAAAAAAGGGCGTATTGCCGACTATTTTGGAAGAAATATTGGCTGCGCGAAAACAGACGCGCCAACGTTTAAAAACCGAAAAAGATGAATTCATGGCGAATATTTTAAATCAACGGCAATTGGCGTTAAAAGTGACCGCCAATTCTATTTATGGGCAATGTGGGGCAAAAACATCCACTTTTTACGAAAAAAGTATTGCCGCCTCAACCACGGCAACGGGAAGAATGATGATTATGTATGTGAAAAAAATGGTGGAAACCATATATGCCGACACGGATTGTCAAACAAAAGAATACGGAATGGTGCATACACGGTCAGAATATGTATACGGAGATACAGATTCGGTATTTTATACATTTAATTTGGAAGACCCCGTTACGAAACAGAAAATTGTGGGGAAAAAAGCGTTAAAAATAACGATTGAACTGGCGCAAGAATTTTCGAAAATGTGTACTATGTTTCTAATGTCTCCAATGGAATTATGTTATGAAAAAACACTGACGCCTTTCGGGTTGGTATCAAAAAAACGATACTTTGGAATGTTGTATGAATTTAAAACGGAATTGTCCGACTGTTATTTGAAGATTATGGGATTGCAAGTTAAGAAACGTGATTCGTGTGATTATTTTAAAGATACATACGGTGGAATTCTTAATATATTTATCGGAAACGGTCAAACGGAAGAATATATTATTCGTGAAGCCGTGAAAAAACTTCAATTTGCATTGCAACAATTGGTCGATGGAGAAGTTCCTATTGATAAATTAACCATTACAAAATCTCTCCGTTCGGATTACGCAAATCCAAAAACCATTGGACATAAAGTATTGGCGGATCGGGTGGGCGAACGCGACCCTGGAAATCGTCCAAAACCCGGTGACCGAATAAGTTATGCGTTTATTGAAACGGCAAATCCGAAGGCACTTGTGGGAGACCGGATTGAAACACCGGAATTCATAGCGTTAAATGAAAAAAAGATACGTATTGATTATGCCTATTATATTACAAATCAACTGATGAATCCATTATTACAATTGTTTGGACTTATTCTTGAAAAATTATGGGAATACAATGCGAAAACGGGATTATTGAAAACATTTCGCAAAAAGATGTCGGATGCATATAAAGCATGTGACGGGGATTTGGAGATTTATAATAAAATAAGAGAAAAAGAAACATCGACGCATATTAAACAAATGTTATTTGACCCCTTTTTAGTTAAAATTAACAATAAACGACTGCGATTACAAACAATTACGTCCATGTTTAGTTAGACCGACGTGAAATTTTCGTATTTCGTCTTTTACGGATATTATTATTTTAGTAGTGGACAACATTCTTTTTCCAATCGTTTAATTTCATTGTATTGTTCAATTGTTTTTATAGAAAGTTCAAATCCATGTATTGTATAAATTGGATTGTTATTACACTTGATTTTTTTTATTTGAGGAAGATTATCAAGAGAAGTAATCTGATTATTTTCACATTGTAGTTCTTGTAAATTGAAAGGAAGATTGTCCAGAGAAGTCAGTTGATTATTTCCACAATATAATTTTTGTAAAGTTATAGGAAGATTGTCCAGAGAAGTGAGTTGATTAAATGAACACCATAATTTTTGTAAATTGGGAGGAAGAATGTCCAGAGAAGTCAGTTGATTATTCCAACACCATAATTTTTGTAAAGTGGGAGGAAGATTATCCAGCGAAGTTAGTTGATTAAATGAACACAATAATTCTTGTAAATTGAAAGGAATATTGTCCAGAGAAGTCAGTTGATTATTGTCACAATGTAATGTTCGTAAAGTTATAGGAAGATTGTCCAGAGAAGTCAATTGATTATTTCCACAATATAATTCTCGTAAAGTGGAAGGAAGGTGATCAAGAGAAGTGAGTTGAGTCTCTGCGCAACCTAAATCTTGTAAATTGGAGGGAAGATTATCCAGAGAAGTAAGTGGATTAGATGAGCAATGTAATTCTTGTAAATCGGGAGGAAGATTGGTTAGAGAGGTCAATTGATTATTAGAACAATCTAATTGTTGTAAAGTGGGAGGAAGATTGGTTAGAGAAGTCAATTGATTGTTTTGACAATCTAATGTTTGTAGATTCGGAGGAAGATTGGTTAGAGAAGTCAATTGATTGTTTTGACAATCTAATGTTTGTAGATTCGGAGGAAGATTGGTTAGAGAAGTCAATTGATTGTTTTGACAATCTAATGTTTGTAGATTCGGAGGAAGATTTTCAAGAGAAGTCAATTGATTGTTTTGACAATCTAATGTTTGTAGATTCGGAGGAAGATTGGTTAGAGAAGTCAATTTATTGTTTTGACAATCTAATGTTTGTAAATTTGTGTACAAAGATAAATCTGGTAAAACGGTCAGATTTTGATAAGATAAATCCAATTTGGTTACGGTAGAATCCGTCATTTTATTTGTTTGTTAAATAAATAAAAAACAAATATCAATTTTACCTTGGTGTTGGTTATTAAAAATTGATTTAAATAATATAATAATATTAAAGAAATGGATTTAACCAAATTATCAAAAACAAAACTTTTAGTAAAGTGTGAAGAACTTGGAATTACAAAGTGTAAATCAAAAAATAAATCAGAATTAATTATTTTGATTAATAAAAATAATCCTGAAAGTAAAATTATTCATAAAGAAAATATACTAATACTAAATAATATTTCACCATTACGATATCCTGGTGGAAAAACTCGCGCGTGTAAAATAATAGACAATGTAATTACAGAGCATTTTGACGTAACACAATTTGATACATTATGTTCGCCATTCTTTGGTGGAGGTTCATTTGAATTCTATTTTCAAAATAAATATAATCACAAATTAATAGTAAATGATAAATTCATACCTTTATATAATTTTTGGAAACAAATAAAAACAAATAAAGATATATTATGTGATAAATTAAATAATATAACATCTGTTTCAAAAGAACAATTTACAAATTATAGAAATACAATAATTGAATTAAATGATAATATGCTACAACAATCATTACAATATTTTATTATAAATAGATGTTCTTTTAGTGGAGCAACATTATCTGGTGGGTTTTCGGAAGAGGCAAGTTTAAAGCGTTATACACCTTCATCTATAAACAAAATCAAAATGTTAGACTTTTCAAATATAGATGTATATAATTATGATTTTGAATATTTTATTAATAATTTTACAAATGAAAAAACAATAATATTTTTAGACCCACCATATTATTTAGAAAAACAATCAAAACTTTATGGTAATAATGGCGATATGCACGAAAATTTTAATCATCTAATGTTATTTAATTTAATAAAAACAAAAAAAAATTGGATTATAACATATAATAATTGCGAATATATAAAAAATTTATACAAGGATTATATAATAATAGACGTAAATTGGAGTTACGGAATGAATAAAACAAAGTCTTCATCAGAAATTATTATATTATCAAAATTAATCACTATATAATAAATTTATAGGTAATTTTGAATTATTATCTAAACTATAATTGCTTTTAACTAAATTTTTTATATTTTTTGGTTTACAAGAAATTGTTACCGATAATTTACAAAACCCCTTTGTATTTTTTGTTGTATGTATTTTAGTTCTTATTCTTAATTGTTGCTCACATACAAATTCAGGAATATCAAAATTACATATATCATTTCCTAAATGATATAGTCCTTTGTCAGAAATTTGTATATAAAAACAACCTTTTTCGCTATATAATTTTTTAATTGTATCATTTGGACATTCTAAATATGTATCGTTATAATCAGTTGTATCTTTTTTAACTTGTGACCATTCTTCATGTGTTATATCTTTTAGCGTAAATGGTGGTATTTTTCCATTAAATAAGATAGAATTTGATATTAATTCTTCAAATATATTTTTAGATTTGTCTGGTATTTTATTTTTATAACTTCCTATCCATTTTTCACTTTCAAAATTATATTTTATTGAACATTGCATCCAATCGGGAGTTTTTGATTTTTTTATTTCAATTGGAATAATAACATTATCCATAATACATTCAATATCATTTTTTGAATTACACCCACCAAGTTCATCTTCTTTTTGTGTGTTAAAATCGTTGTTATTTAATTTACATTTTTTTACAATATTATAAACTTCTAATTCATATTTTTTCCCGCTAACCGAACAACAAGCCCCTTTTATCAGTTTATCTATATTGTATTATGATATATAAAAAGCATTCAATTTTATATAATTTTCTATAGAACTATTTTATTAAACGATTGGAATTTGTTGAGATGTATACATACTCCCTAAAGGATTTATCGAATGTGAATTGTATATAGCATCAGAAGGAAGAACATTGGTGGTTTGTTGCGGTGAATGTAGTTGTCCGGTTATCGTAGATGCCGAATTAAGTGCTCCCATAGATGATGTCGGAAGTGACAATTGATTCGGAATAAAATCTGAAAATGCCAATCCACCTCTTTGTCTTTGCTTTTGTTGTCTTTGTCGTTGTCTTTGTCGTTTTTTATTTGTTTTATTTTTCTTGGTACGTTTTCCACCAGATGTCATATTTGGTAATAAACGCGTGCTAATAACAGTCGATGGGTCTAACGGGTCATGTGTATTTCCTATATTTGTATTGTATGGATAGTAGGCAGTAGTAGGAACTGACCCGTCATTTGTCCAACTTGGCACATCTACATATCCACCCTTCATTTGAATTTTTGGTCTTTCTAAAAACGGATTACTATTGTTACATAAATTTACTCCTCCTCTTGTCCTTGTTTTTCTACCTCTTGTCCTTGTTTTTCTACCTCTTGCCTTTGTTTTCTTTGTTTGTGTTTTTGACATTATAATATATAGAGCTAAAAAAATATATAACTATTATGTTTTGTCTTAACGCATATAATAATCCATATACAGATAAAGGAACTTCACACTCGTATTTGGAACTGTATAATCGTTGGTTTCATCAACGACAGTATTCCGCGCAACATATCATGGAAATTGGTGTAAATTTTGGAGGAAGTATCAAATTGTGGCATGATTATTTTCCGAATTCGACTATTTACGGAGTAGATATTGAATTCAATCATGTATGGGACGAAATTCAAAATAAATCTCGTATTCAGTTATATCAGTCGGACGCATATTCCTCCGAATTTGCGAAATATATTTGTGAAAAAGTGAAATCGTTTGATATTATTATTGACGATGGTCCTCATACACTTGAAACCATGAAACGCGCGATTGAATTATACGTGCCTTATTTATCGAAAAATGGTATTTTTATTATTGAAGATATTCCGTCATGGGAGTGGATGGAAGAATTACGACAAATGGTTCCCGATGAATTGCGAAAATATATAGGCATGTATGATTTACGACCATTGAAAGGACGTTTTGACGATATTGTATTTGTGGTAAATCTGGGACCTGACATTACATAAATCCCATTCGTTTTGCATAATTATATAAACTTCTTGGAATCATTGTTAAAGGGATTACATATGCATAATAAATCGGGTTGTGATAACACTCAAATACAATCAATGAATTCGGTAAAAAGGGAAACGATATGATTTGATTGTTGTTGCAAAATAGTGTCTGTAATTTCGGCGGTAAATTTGGTATTGCAACAAGCTTATTGTAGGCACAATCCAATGTATATAATTCGGTAGCCAATAGATATGGCAGAATAGTCAGCATATTGTGTGAGCAATACAACGATTTGATATTTTCAGGGAGGTCGGGAAGTGTAACCAGTTTATTGCCCGAACATTCCAAATAATGCAAACATGTTACATGTTGTAAAGGAGGCAATGTAACAATATAATTTGTCCCACATCGTATTATTTGCATACTTTTTGGTATTTCCGGAAGTTCGGTAAATTGATTGCTACAACAAATAAAACGCGTTAATTTGGAAGGAAGTTCCGATATATGAGTCAGTTGATTGCCCGAACAAGACAGTTCCACTAATAGTGGAGGTAAATTTTGTAATGTATGTAGTTCGCAATTATCACAATTTAATTTTCTTAACACTTTCGGAAAATGCGAAAGAGTTATAAGTCTATTTCCATTGCAATATAATTCTTGCAATGAATTTGGAAGATTTTCCATAGATGTTAATTTGTTATGCGAACAATTTAATTCTACCAATGTATTTGGTAATTTTGGAAAAAACCTTATATTATTATACGAACAGTTGAATATTTTTAATGTGGGAGGAAGTTCCGGAAGTAATGATATTCCATTGTTGTGGCAGTAGAATTCTTCCAGTGACACCGGCAAATAATGTAACTGTAGTCCAATCCAATTACACCCATTAATGCGCAATACACGTATATTTGTATAACTACGAAATGATGTATCATTATGTATCGCATCTTTGAACCACTCCGGTGTAACGGTTAATTCAATAATGGATGAATTATGAATAGATTCTTTATTAAAAATCGTTATATTGTCTTGATTATGCATTGCATCTTGTTCGATTGCATTTTGTTCTTGTTCGATTGCATTTTGTTCTTGTTCGATTGCATCTTGTTCTTGTTCGATTGCATCTTGTTGCATATTAACATTTATGTAATATTCTTTTTAACTATTTTGCGCCAATTTGCGTTTGTAATTATAAAGAAAAATGCATAAATGTTGTATTAAATGATACCTAATACAAATAAGATGACTTTAGATAAAATTCATATGATAAATTCAGATTCATTTCCCGATATGAAGAATTTGCAAGCTTATTTACCCGTATATCAAGTATTACCTGTGATTGTTCCTACAAATCAGATTGTGAATGAAACACATATTATTGATAAACATGGTATCATTTCTGAACGAGATATTTTCATAAAATACTCTCCTTTGTTAGATCCATCCAGTTATCTTTTGGGTAAATACGATGATTTTGGATATGATGCGATACGGGCACTTCCATGTGAATCTAACGACCAAATACCATTTAAAAAATTATACAATATACATAATTCATCCTATGTTGATAGTCTTTTTTCGTGTATTAGCAGTCAGCTACGTTATACTCACGGATTTGCTCATGCCACCGAATATTACGGTTCATTTTTAGGAATAAAAAAGAATTTTCGTTTAAATATTGCCGATGATTTGGAGCATTTGCAAAGTTTTCCTATTTTTTCAGAGAGAGCCGGCAAAACATTTTCGGCGGAAAATATGGAATGTTTATTATCCACAAATCCGAAATTAAGAATTTCAGAATCGAATGCCGATTATTTAAATGATATAATTTCATTGGATAAAGAAGAACCAGATGTAGGGGGGTCCGAATCCGAATTAAAAGAATCCGAATCCGAAATAAAAGAAATATCATTAACGGAAACACATATATCTACTGACGATATAATACATATTCAACGTAATCATAAATATAAAAATGAAACGAATTATTGTGAGTCCGTAACTTCAAATAGTTCAATAAATTATACAGACGATGAAGATGAAGATGAAGAAGACAACGATGACAAAAATACTAATAGAGAGGACGAAAATGTAAATACTAATAGAGAGGACGAAAGCGACCAAGATATCGACCAAGAAGAAGAAGAAGAAGACAATTGGGAGGACGAAGATGATGAAGATGATGAAGAAGAAAACGACGATATTCCTATTTATATTCATATTTATGATTTTCCCACACAAATGATATGTCTCGAAAAATGCGAAGATACTCTGGATAGTCTTTTGTTATATGATACATTAAATGAACAAGAATGCGCCAGTTGTTTATTTCAAATTATTATGACATTGATTATGTATCAAAAACATTTTAAATTTACACATAACGACCTTCATACAAATAATATTGTATATAAATCTACCGATGCTACACATTTTGTGTATTATTATGATGGAAATACATATAAAGTTCCTACCCATGGACGTATATATAAAATAATTGATTTTGGAAGAAGTATATATACAATTTCTAACGCCGACACCAAAAATCCCCTATTTATGTGTAGTGATAGTTTTGCCGAATTGGGAGACGGACATTCGCAATATAATTTTATCGCGCCTTATGGCGAAAATAATTATTATGACAACAGAAAACCAATAGTTGAACCAAATTATAGTTTTGATTTATGTAGATTGGGTTGTTCAATGTATGATTTTTTCATGGATATTGACGATTTATCTTCTTTAAAAAAAAAGACACCTCTACAAAACTTAATTCATCAGTGGTGTTTGGATGATTGTGGCAAGCATTTATTATACATGAAATCCGGAAAAGATAGATATCCACACTTTAAATTATATAAAATGATTGCCCGAACCGCGCATAATCATCTACCACAATCACAATTAAACCATCCATTATTTCAATCGTTTTTAATAAAAACGAAAAAAAATAAAAAAGAGAAAGAAATAAAACCTTCCAAAAAGGAAACATTTATTTGTATGCACATATAATACTTATACCGGAGTATATATCATCGGTTGTGACCGGTCTAACCAAATTTCCATCGTTCCCAACTGGGTTTTTCCCGAAAATAAATGTTTTTCACATTCCTTAAACAATATCGATGTGTTAATTAAATATTTCATCGCCTCATATGCATCAGATACATTGTATATATTATCTCCCAAGGTTGAAAACTGTTTTCGTAATAATTCTTTTGTTCCAAAAGAATGTGAATAGACAAGTTCATTTAAAACTTGTCCAAACTCCGACTGTTTTGAAAATTGTATTATTTGTTGAATAGTGCTTAATAATCGCAAATCATGTGACGCATTTCGTTTGTTCGACGAAATATAATAAAAACTTCCGGGCGTGTCTTCATCATGTAATATATTGTATCCACAATCACTTCCATTATCTTTAGTTTGACATGCAGGTGTATCCATGACGGAATTCAATATACGGCTTGATGAAGTCGGAGGGGGTCCTTTTTTATCATAAAAAAAGGACCGACCGTAATCTATTATTTTCGCAATTTCAAATGTCTTGAAATCGGTAGTTGTTCCATCATCGTTATAATATTTCATTACTATATATTTATCTCCGGCAACCGTTGGATTATACAAGATGACATTCTCGGCATGGAGGTCGTAATGGGTATATTCATTCATCAATGTTGAGAGAGGCGCATATACTTGAAATAAATGTTGAATTAATGTGCCGTAACAATAATATCTATCCGCGTGTTCTATTCTTGCTCTAATTGTAGAAGCCCGTTTAATATGTTGAATTAATATACACATTGCCGTTGGGGCTAAACACGATGTTTCTATACTTGGAACTGGCGACTGCATTAAATCTTGATATGTTTCAGAATTAATATTTTTTTCGAAAAATTCTAATTTGTTATGCAATGGTCGATTTTTTTGTAAATCGATGGTTTGTAAATGTGTATGGTGTCCACATATTTTATATGTCTCTATAAAACAAGGGAAAAATAGGACCTGTTTATTAATGTATTTACCGACCAAACCTTCATAAAATAAATTGTCTGAATCCGCTTCTGAACTGGATTTAAGAACGGTGTGTGTTTCATATCCGTTTTTATTATACACCAATTCATTTACAAATCCATTTACTGAAGGAGCTCCTAAACGTTTTATTTTTGTTACATCCACATATTTAAAATCGAAATTGTCGTAAAATGCGCGAATCGTATCGGTTTCTTTTCCAAATCCAATGCAATAATCACTATCGGGGCATATTGAACGTATATTTGATTCGGTGGGAGAGGTTCGTTTAAAATTGGGAGAAGATTTAACAGGAGAAGAAGATGTATGTTTAAAAAGAGGAGAGGTTCGTTTTATGGGAATGGGAGAGGTTCGTTTTATGGGAATGGGAGAGGTTCGTTTAAAAAGGGGAGAGGTTCGTTTTATGGGAATGGGAGAGGTTCGTTTTATGGGAATGGGAGAGGTTCGTTTAAAAAGGGGAGAAGAACGTATTTTTCTGGTTATGCTATTTTTACTATTATTCTCCGTAAAAATACTTGGATTCGTTGATAACCAAAACCAATTTATTTTTGTTGGATTCTCTTCCAATAAAGAAATGGCGTTTGGATTTGCTGATAAAATGTCCCAATTTATTTTTTCTGGATGCTTTTCCAATAAAGAAATGGCGTTCGAATTTCGTAATAAACTGTCCCAGTTTATTTTTTCTGGATTCTCTTCCAATAAATGTATTGCATTTGGATTTTCTGATAAATTTGTCCAATATATTTTTTCTGGATGCTTTTCCAATAAAGGAATGGCGTTTGGATTTGCTGATAACAAAAACCAGATTATCTCTCCTTGATTCTCTTCCAATAAAGAAATGGCATTTGGATTTAACGATAACGCATGCCAGTCTATTTTTGTTGGATTCTTTTCCAATAAAGAAATGGCGTTTGGATTTTCTGATAATATGTCCCAGTCTATTTTGTCTTTATTCTTTTCCAATAAAGACATGGCATTTGGATTTGTTGATAATTGTTCCCAGTCTATTTTGTCTTTATTCGCTTCCAATAAAGGAATTGCATTTGGATTTCCTGATAATCTGTCCCAGTCTATTTTATCTGTATTCTCTTTCAATAAATGTATTGCATTTGGATTTGATGATAATCTGCTCCAGTCTATTTTTTCTTGATTTAATTCCAATATAGATATCGCATTTGGATTTGCTGATAATTCTTTCCAATTTAGTTTTCTCTCATCGATCCAAGGTAGCAAATGCATTGAGCCTCCTTTCAATATAGGTTGTCTACGTCTTCTTGTAGTTGTTTTTGTAGTTGTTTTTTGTCTTCTTGTATGTCTTCTGGTATTTGTGTTTTGTCTTTTTATTAAACGCATAATCTTCTATATATATTACACACACATTATACTAAACATTTGTCTTATTCTATTTGAGGACATTTTTTCTTTTATCTACAAAAATGTTCTACGTTGTGTGGGATTTTGAATCAACGCAATATATAAGTATTACTCGAAACATTTGTCCAAGTATTCATTGTAAATCGAAATAAATATCTCTATATGATTCAACCGTTTCATCCGAAATTCGTTTGGTATTAAATATTTCGTTAAATGTGTTACGGCGATGTTTTGAATTTAACATACAAATAATAAAATATAAACTATACATTCCACATTCGGAACCTCCTCTCTGATGCCGAATTGAATTTGTCATGTATTTCATTTTATTAGGATGTTTTTCTAATAATTGTTCTTTTTGTTCTTGTTGTGGTGGTTTTTGTTTTTGTTCTTGTATATTCGCATCATTCGCCTCTTTTAAAATTCGCTCTTTAAATATACGAATTTCATCCGGCATATGTCCATCTTCTTTGCACGAACCCGCACTATCAAAAAAATAAATAGTTGGTTCAAATATATCAATAAACATAGATACCCAATGCGACCCCTTTTGGTCATGTCGGTCTAAATTAAAAATAATACCAACGGAAGTGTTCCCTCGCTCTTTCATTTTTTGCAATGAAAATTGACACAATTCTTGTTCTACACACGACCCTCCAAAATTTGCCGGTTTCGCGTCAAAATCAATGGAGGTTGGACCGATAAAACAAAATGTGGGCGTTTTTTCTTCAAATTGTTTTAATACATTTAATATGTCAATGTTCGATAACCATGCCTTATGATTACGTTTCCATTCGGGAGGCTGTTTTGGTTTAAAAATATACTTTTTTATAGATTGTTTTAAAGATACCGGAAGTTCATTCATCCAACAATCGGGAGATGTTTGCAATCGTTGCTTTAACTGTTTCCATAAATCATTTGGAGGAATTCGACATAATATTGGTTCGGTCGGATGTTTTTGATTATACGCACCACATATTTTTTGTAAAACATCTTTTGTATAGCATGATGATTGTATTGTTTTTCCTTCTACCGCCGGACTACATTTAGATGTTTTTTGGATGTGTCTCTTTATCTGTTTTTGTTTTATCTGTTTTATCTGTTTTTGTTTTATCTGTGTGCTTTTACGCGTATATCGTTGCATTACTATATACGCATATTTTATCTATTGACTTGGTCGAAAAGAATATCAACAAAATCATCGTTTGAATTTTGAAGATGTTCCATACATTTACGTGCAAATGATTCAAATTCATCACATAAAGATGCACTATATATACTACGTCCTCCGTCAGTGTCTGGATTTAACATAACGGTAGTTATGCTAATAATTTTATCACGTATGCCGGTTATTTTATCTAAATATCTACGTCTTTCTTGAAAACGACTTGGATTTGAATTTGCCAAATATTTGTTGTATTGACGGCGATTCATCATAAGTTCCATGGATAAATCTATTAAGGCATTTGTTTCTTTTTCTGGGGTTTCTTTTTCTTCTGGGATTTCTTTTTCTTGGGTTTCTTTTTCTTCTTCTGGAATTTCTTCTTTTGTTTCGTCTATGCATTGTTCTGATTTTTCCATTCTTTTAATTTGATAAAGATTTTAATTTGATAAAGATTTTAATTTGATAAAGATTTTAATTTGATAAAGATTTTAATTTGTCAAAAAAATTTATTTATCTGGTAGTATATAAGAATGTCTGTTCATACACAAACCGCTACCAATGTATTTGGAGGACCATATAACGGATTTAGTACAATTCAAACCACGAAATCATATCGAGATACAGAAATTGTCGATATACGTAAAATTTTAAAGTATTCATGGAACGGTCAATATGCAACTGGTTCTGTTACAGGAAGTAATGGAAAAGTATATAGTCGAATAACAACTCCGTTTCGCGCAGTAAATAATTCCGGAGATTTTTTAGGTCGTCAAAATTATAGTTGTGGAGGACCCAACCCAATTAATTTAGTGCGTCCAGAAGGTTCAGACAAAGTTGGGTCGATTCCAAACATGTGCGACGGCACTGGAATTCCGCCAAGTTCATGTAATGTACGATATGTAGCCGATTCTTCCGACTATACGACGTTTAGAAAACAAAGGGCTATCAATAAACAGTTCAATGATATTTCAGCAGTTGGCGATAAGAGCAACGGAAGTTTTGTCGCACGAATGGCGGTTCAGAGAGGATTCTAAGAGCGTTATGAATCTACGATAAATATAATTTATTATATAAATTATGTTTTTAATAAAACAACCCATAAAACAAGTTTTCATTACGTCTCCTCCTCCTCCTCTTGAAATATCTCCGGAAATAAAAAAAATAATTCGAGATTCCACACAAGAATATTGTGAGCGTCAAATGAAAAAATACCAAGAGGATTCAAAGATTAAAATACCCGTATAATACAATAAAATATGTCTGCCGTTCCAGATAATCAACCTTTTATTATTCAAAATATCAACAATGGTATTCTTTCTTCCGTAAAAGCTATGCCTCAACGTGATATGTACAATGACGGTTCAACTTTTGCACAAAGTCGCGAAGAATATACACGAACCTCTTCTTCTGTCGTCAATAAAAAATGGTTCGGAAACCGCGATTCATCTACGGTAATAGAACGTCGTAGATACAATGCAATTGGAAAAGGCTCTCTAAATTTACAAGGTGTCCCCACCAAATTTGCGCAACATAATGATATTAATACGACGCGAGATGCTCTTATTCGTGTTCGTAATTCTGGATATGTTACTACACCAAAAGTTCGGGCAAATCCAAACAATAATTTAACGCCCAGTTGGCAAAGTGGTCCTTTAATTCGTACACAAAACCACGCACCCGTAGCTCTTCTTGGATTGCCGACCGATTCTCAATATACCACATTTCGTTCCAAAGGAGGCGCGTATTCGTCTGTTCCTGGACAAAATCCAGTTATATCGTTTGCGCCAGTATTGACGGATACGGCATATTACAATCGGGTCAGACATCGAACCATTCCAACGGGAACAGTTATTCCGCCACAATATCATTAATACCTTGGCAGACCGTGTTTTCCAAGGGAGACGAAGAGAAGAATTATTTCAATAGAGGACGACATTCGTTTGATTTTATTGTATCGTTTTATCGTCTTCAAATCCTTACATGTTATAAAATTAAAATCATGATTATAATTTTATTTTGTTTATAGAGCTGTATATGTCATTGGACGGGAACGGTCTAACCAAATTTCCATCGTTCCCAATTGTATTTTTCCTCCATATATGTGTGTTTCACATTCCCGAAAATACATAGATGTATCTATCAACCGTTTTATTGCCAAATATGCATCCATTACATTATTTATTTTATCTCCAAATGTGTCAAACTGTTTTTCATGTATTATTTCCTTTGTTCCATAATTACCATCATATACAGTATTATTACATATCTTACCAATATCTGTATATATCGGGAAAGTAATAACAAAAGCTACAGTACTTAACAATCGTAAATCGTGCGACACATTTCGTTTATTTGAAGATATATAATGAAAACTTCCCGGATATTCTTCACCGTGTAAAATACTATATCCACATTCAGTTCCTAAACTGTACATCTGACACGCCCGTTCCGTTATTACTTTATCTAATATTTTGCTTGATGTGATTTTTGGAGTTTCCGTTTTATCATTGAAAAAGGACCGACCGTAATCTATTATTTTCGCAATTTCAAATGTCTTGAATTCGGTGATAGTTCCATCCGTATTATGATATTTCATTACCATATATTTATCTCCTGCAACCGTTGGATTATACAACAAAACATTCTCGGCGTGAAGGTCGTAATGGGTATATTCATGCATTAATGTTGAGAGAGGCGCGTATACTTGAAATAAATGTTGAATTAATGTGCCGTAACAATAATATCTATCGGAACTATTCGTTAAGAACGTATCAAATGAAACTGCTCGTTTAATGTGTTGATTTAATATACACATTCGCCTCGAACTAGTACATGATACTTTTATGTTTGGTTCATTTATTTTCATTAGAGATTCATACGTTTCGGAATCAATATTTTTATCGAATAGTTCCAGTCGAGAACGTAATGGCACATCTGTTTTTAAATAGTCCATTTGGTCGTATCGGTTATGCATACACACTTTGTATGTATCAATAAAACATGGAAAAAATAGAGCCTGTTTATTAATGTATTTACCGACCAATCCTTCATAAAATAAATTGTCCGATGTCACTTTTGTGCTTGATTTAAGAACAGTATGTGTTTCGTATCCGTTTTTATTATACACAAATTCATTTACAAATCCATTTTTTGAGGGAGCGCCTAAACGTTTTATTTTTGTTACATCTACATATTTAAAATCGAAATTGTCATAAAATGCGCGGATGCGTTCAAGTTCTTTCCCAAATCCAATGCAATAATCACTATCCGGACATATTGAACGCAAACGAGTTTCTTCAGATGTATCTTTTTGTTGTTGTTGTTGTTGTTGTTGTTGGCGGGGTTGTTGTGGTTGTTGTGGTTGTTGTCGGTGGTTTTCTTTTTGTTGTTGTTGTTGTTGTTGTTGTTCTTTTTCTACAGAGGTAGCTTTTTGAGCTGGATGAAAAGTTTGACCCTCGAACGGGAATTCGAACACGGGTGTGACATGGATTGGATAAACCGGATTCACTTGTTCCGTTTTGTCACAGTTACCAGTTTTTTTATTTTTTCGAGTTCCATTTGGACATCGTTTTATTTTTTGTTTTTCTTGTGGTTGTGGTTGCGGTTTTTCTTGTTGTTGTGGTTGCGGTTTTTCTTGTTGTTGTTGTTTTTTTTGCGGTTTTTCTTGTGGTTGTTTTTCTTGTGGTTGTTTTTCTTGTGGTTTGGGTTGTTCCTTTTTATCACACTCACCTGTTTTTTTATTTCTATGACTTCCATTTGGACAACGTACCATATTATATATATATGTTTGGAAATTATATTTTCAAGATTTCTAAGTGAAATTAGGCGTTTCTTCTTTTATTTGTCTTTGTCTTGTTCTTTTTTATTCGTTTATTTGTTTTAGTTTTATAATTTTGTTTTTTACGTCCTGCCGAATATGGTTTTGTATTAATACGTTCTCCAACTCCTTCTGTCATTAATGGCACATTTACTCGATTGCCATTTTCATCCAAATAATAATCATAACCTTCTTCTGAAACAGGACTTACATGTGTTACTAAAGGAATTTCTTCTGCTTCAGCTACTGCTTCTGCATGTTTTTTTGCGCGAGTTTTCTTTATTTTTATACCTGTATCCTGTAATGGACGTTTTTTATTCGGTCCTCTATCTTCATAAAACATAATTGGTTCTTCTTCTTCCGAGGAGGAGGATAATGGAGAGGCGTTCGCAAAATTTCCCGAAATTGCCAAATAATCATTTACCTTTTTTAAAAAGGTTTTTTTGTCTTTCTTTGTTCTTTGCATTTTAAACAACTGCTGAACATTTTGTTCATATTGACTCCCAGTCAATGTTAATTTTGATACGTTTTCCGGAAATCGGTCGATCCACACATTCAATCCAATAATCTCCAATTCGTTTAATCCATCAGGAAGATTTTTAATGTTTTTTATATGCGTTATAATATTATTATGTTGCCGAATATTTGCGCGATTATCATCCGATTTTGTTATGGATAGTATTTTAAGTGAATCCGGAAATTGGTCTAATGTAGGAATTGTTATCCCCTCTAAATGTAACGTATCAATATTGCTATCTTTAATATCCAATTTACTCAGTTTAGGACATCGAACTATTTCTAAAAAAGTAACACTTTTTGGAATAGTGTTGGCGTGTATATATGTAAGATTTGAACAGTTGTAAATATTTATTAGAATGAGTTTTTCGGGTAATAGGGGGAGAGATGAAATAGAACACCCGTTCATCGTTAAAATAGATAAGTCGGAATAGGTATCTTTAAAATGCGAATAAAGGATTTCTTCATTTTCTCGCGTAATTACCAAATCACTTGTTTCCGTTGTTGAGGATGAGTTTTTTTCTGATGACGATGAACTCGACGACGATGCACTTCTTTTTGTCGACGACGACGAGTTTTGCGGATGCTGTTCCATAAAAAATGGTCTATTGTTTTGCATATATATATATTATATCATACATATAATACATGTCCAATCAATCGTCTATTTATTACAATATGACCGATATTTGTCTACAGCGCGCTCGGCGACAACTGCTTATTCCTCCTCCTGTCCGATTTAACCCAGTTAGTCCATATCCACAATACACACAATTTCAATTGGATATGCGTCGTAAAACCGAAATTCTTAAATATAAAGCCAATGCGACCAATACAAAAACAAATAATTTCACAAAAGCCGAATTATATGCACAACTCGTCTCCGGAAACAACCGAATATCTCAACAAACTCTGGTCGATATTTCAAATGGTATTGTGCAATGTGTTGCCGATGAACTCCTCGCCACACCGACTTCGTCATGTGATGTGCCCGGACCCGTTATTTTATTGAATTACGACCCAACGATACCTCTCTATAATTATGCATTTAATGTTCGCAATTACGGAATTATTAATCCGAATGATACTTTGCCATGGTCGACATATACAACAAATGACATTCTTATAAACCTATTAACCGAATATTTTACATTGTATATTCAAAATAATATAACAAATAATACATATTATTTTCAATTCACTTCTCCCGTCGGTATTTCATTACAGGGAGGAGCGATTGTTAAAAACTATAATATTACGAATCAACCACCAAACGGAAATCAAATTGTCGTATCTATTTCAAATATATATGTATATGTGTACTACGATTCCACTCTTATCAGTAGTAATGACCCGAACGCAAATCCATCACAAACCATTGCGCCCATTGTTCAATCCGACTTTTTGCCTTTGGTATTAAATGTGCAAAATCAGTCAGCGAATTTTTCGGCGACATTTTTCAGTGGAACGCTCTTGGTCGGAAATTTGTTTTTATTTACCCAACCGGGATTTATCTATGACATTAAAGTTCAAGTCGGATTAACTATTACTACAAATTTAGCTCCCAATTATTCATATACAAATATAGTTTCGGGAATGGTCGGTAATTTTACTACGATAAATTCATCCAATTGTATTATAACAAGCAGTCCATCTACGGATATAAATAACGGGTTTCTATTTTCGGGTGTTTCTGGATAAAGAAGTATTTGTTTCTGGGTTTCTGGATAAAGAAGTATTTGTTTCTGGATAAAAAGTCTTTTGTTATATTCCGAGAGCCGGTATATGATATTCGCCCTCTGCATCAATAATACATTTCGCAATAATACGAGGATTTTCCATATTATTTACAATATCTTCGGTTCGATATACATTATTAAATTCATCTATATAATAACAAATACCGCGAATTTCTCGCGCATATGTTAGCAGTCGATGACATTCCGTTTCACCCTTTTCTCCCAATAAAGATTCATTGGATAACACCGGGTCCACGCTTCCATAGGATAAGTTTTTCATATGTGTTCCGCAAAAATTCGTTTCTTTTACTTTTCGGTGCGTGCATTGTGAACCGTCCGAACGTTTTCCGCAACACCGATTGACTAATGGAACCGTGTTTTTACTTCGTTCGCGTTTTAAAGGAGCAAACTCGGACGGGTCGAATACTTGTTTTTCATATTCAAACAGAAATTCCAAGAATTCGTTTGGCGAGGTTAAACCGTTTGGAGAGGTTAAACCGTTTGGAGAGGCTATCGTTTCCATATATTTATTTTTTAAACTTTCTTTCATTTTTATCAAGTAATCATCCGACTTTTGATTGATTTGGTCCAGATTTATTTTGAAAGAAGACATGTGTGTTTAATATAAAATAGAGGATTTTTACATTCAATTTTCTTGAATCCCTATGTTTATTTGTCGTAGACCGTGTCTCCCCAAAGGTCCCTTTGGGGAGACGCATAATGACGAAAATATACTCGACATATGAAGATATTGGACCTATACTGGTGTATATGGTATTTGGCGAATATTCATATACATTTTCATATCATTATCTATCTGTTTATTCATTTTTATGTTTCCATCATACAAATTAAACATAATTTCATATTTTAATTTATTAAATAATAATATTCGTCTCTCTTCATGAAACTTATTTTTAAAGCCTCGTTGGGTCTCTTTTACCATCCAGTTCCATGCTTCGACATCTATATCAGGTTTGTGTTCTTGAAAAAAACGATTAGATAATCTATTAGTTATATCTTCTTTCATTATAAAATACAATACTATATTATTTATATCTTCTTTCATTATAAAATACAATACTATATTATTTATATTAGTCCATTTTTATGACTGGATATCGCATAATTTGTTTTGTCATCATATATCTCTCCGTTTGCATGACTCGTCTACGAATATTGCATGCCAAACACGCAATCTCAATATTGTCCGTCCAATGTCCGTATTTATTGTCGATTCGTTCCAGTGTCCATTGTTTCGGGTCTCTTCGAATTTCATATAATAATAATACGGGCTCTTTACAGTAATAACAAATCAGATTTGAACCAATGAGTTTTTCAACTGTTTTATCAAAAGAAATAAATTGAATTTCCGACCACACATGTTTTTCTATATCTTGTGCTCTATATCCATATAATTTTTGTTGAATCTGATTACGAAGTAATTCGACGATTGCCAAAGGCGCTGACCCTTGTATAGTTGGATTATTATGTAGTAACAACAATGCATCTTTCGCTTCATCTGCGGTCGAATGCACCCATTTTTCGGTATGCACCACATCTCGATTTATTAACACGGGCGAACTGAACTCTTTTTTTTGGTTTTGTTGTTGGTTGTTTTGCAGTTTATCTTTTTTTGCATTGGTTTCAGTAAATACAATATTTTTTATATTTACATCCATTGTCTATAAAGATAAAAGATAAAAAATAGATTTTATACACGTATAACAATATGAACGATATAATTGATTCTACCATTCATTACAACATATATAAAAAACTGACCTTTTTACGACATAACAATAAAATTCCCCATATTATTTTTTATGGTCCGTCCGGAAGTGGAAAAAAAACATTAATGCATCGATTTATAAATGATATTTATCACGATAAAAATCATATAAAAGACAATGTTTTATTTGTAAACTGTTGTCATGGAAAAGGCATCAAATTTATTCGAGAAGAACTCAAATTTTTCGCAAAAACCAATATTCAAAAGGGCGAGGAAGTCGCGTTCAAATCTATTATTTTGCTAAATGCCGATTTTCTTACCGTAGATGCACAGTCTGCATTGCGAAGATGCATTGAACTGTTTAGTCATAATACCCGATTTTTTATTATTGTGGAGAACAAAAATAAACTATTGAATCCAATATTATCGCGATTTTGTGAAATATGTGTGCCGTTACCGGAAATGGGAAATTTACATCAATATTACATGTCCATGCGTAGTTCATATTGCAATCTATTGTCGGGGTTTGAGAATCAAGTTTTAACGCCCGTCCAAATAACCGATATTGTTACAGAATGGTATGAAAAGGGATTCTCGTCTCTCGATATTATTCAATCATTAACAATCCAAAAAGAAACAATCCAAAAAGAAAACCACCCCCGAGACCAAATCCAAAAAGAGAGAGATGAATTAAAAAATGAAACTATTGTGTTTTATTATAAAATTAAATCTGAATTTAGATGTGAAAAAATGCTTATGTTTGCATTGTTGCATTTTTATATGTATGGCACAAGCCAAGATTTAATAAAAATTGGAGGAGTATAATAGCTAACATTTCTAAAACCATGATTTTCTATTTATTATATCAATAATTTTATCCATTTTTAATTCATTTTGTTCAAATTTTTGTTCAAATTTTCTTTCCGTCTGTTCAAATTTTTGTTCAAATCTTCTTTCCATTTGTTCAAATCTTTGTTCCATTTTATTTTCACTCTGTTCAAATCTTCTTTCCATTTTATTTTCACTCTGTTCAAATCTTCTTTCCATTTGTTCAAATCTTTTTTCCATTTTATTTTCGATTATATCCATCCTATTATTTATATAGATATTTAATCCAAAAACACCACCAACACATCCAGTAACAATACCAATTAATATTTCAGGTGAAGTAATAATTTTATAATGTAACTAAACAAAGATATAGGTTGTTTGATTTGCCAAATTGCTTTGTGAGTCGCTTTGTTTTCCAACCGGTTTATTCAGCATGAACCACTTATTTGTTCCATCATCTTGCAATCGTTTCCATATTTGGTCATTCATATAATTCCAGTGTTCGCCCGTTTCCGAAAGTAGCCGGTTTCCTTCTTCCAATGTTTGAATTAACGGGGCAAATACCGTATAATTCGCCAGATATGCCGATGCATCACTGCATTGACGAGCAATACTCAATTGTGAGTCCAATGGCACGCATTTTTTACATAAATAGTTACACATAAGCACCTGAAAATTTCGACTATAGGATTTCTCGAAAAATGTCGATAATTCTTTTTTAAATTGGTCAGAAGATACCGTAAATTGAAAATCGTCTTCAAAAATAAAAATGTTTTTGTATCCCCGTTCTTGGGCGATTTGGAGCACTCGTTTATGTGACATGGCGCATCCTATTTGTCCATATTCAAAAGCAGAAAATCTCTCAATTTTGTGTGAAGGAATTCCCATTCGAGACAGTTCGTATTGGATGGATATATTTCGGTCTGGACGCTTATCTAAATTTATGTAAAAAACTCGGTCAATATGTTCCATTGTTTTTATATATAGACGGTTTTACCTTTTTATATTTTAAACGCCACATATTTTTGTTGGAAGAAAATTGACTTATATTTGATGGCTATTTGTATTAAATATATGAATATTATTCCATTCGATAAATCATTTTCATCCCATGAAAAATCCAAGTTTTGGAGCGATAAAAATATAGTGCGTCCTCGCGATGTATTTAAACAATCAAATAAAAAATATTGGTTTGAATGTGACAAATGCACACATACATTTAGCTCACAATTAGCTAATATTTCGAGCAAAAATAATCAGTGGTGTCCCTATTGTGCAAATCAAAAATTATGTGAAAATAACGATTGTAATGTATGTTTTAACAATTCATTTTCATCCCATGAAAAATCCAAGTTTTGGAGTGATAAAAATAAAGTTCATCCTCGTCACATATTTAAATCAACTGATAAAAAATATTTATTTGAATGTGACAAATGCACACACTCTTTTAATTCACGATTAGCAGATATTTCGGGCAAAAATAATCAGTGGTGTCCCTATTGTGCAAATCGAAAATTATGCGAAAATAACGATTGTAATGTATGTTTTAACAATTCATTTTCATCCCATGAAAAATCCAAGTTTTGGAGCGATAAAAATATAGTGCGTCCTCGCGATGTATTTAAACAATCAAATAAAAATTTTTGGTTTGAATGTGACAAATGTGCACACGAATTTAGCTCATCATTGAATAGTATTTCTGGCAAAAATTCTTGGTGTCCCTATTGTGTTAATAAAACCGAGCAAAAATTATATGAATACCTCGTTACCATCTTTCCGACTATTCAACGGCAATTTAAACAAGATTGGTGTAAAAAAAGAAATCATCTTCCCTTCGACTTTTGCATTCCCGAATTAAAAATTATTATTGAATTGGACGGACCACAACACTTTCAACAAATATCCAATTGGTCTTCTCCCGAAAAAACATTAGAAAATGACAATTACAAACAAACACAAGCAAATGCAAATCAGTATTCGGTTGTGCGAATGATTCAAGATGATGTTTTGAGAGATATATATGACTGGAAAAACGAATTGTTGCATGTAATTGAACTACATAAAACAAATAATACAATCAATAATTATTATTTATGTAAAAAAGATGAATATGTGGGTCATACCGATTTATTTGCATTAATCGTAACATGACGATGATATGTAGGCTTATCGCTATATTGATTTAAAGTTAGTTGTTAGTTGGACAGTCGCACTAATAATTTTTTCGTCTTTTTTTCTTTTCTGGTGGAAGAAGTTTCATGTCGGTTTCACCAACGTATGCCATAGGTTTATAGTGAATTCCATCAACATATAATAATTTTATAATAGGCACATACACAGATGGGTTTAACGGCATATACGATTCCATATCACATTCGGTTATTCCTATATCGTTTTCATCGTTTGATTGCCAAGGATATATTTGCAATTCTATCTGAAATGCACTTGCTATTATCACAGGAAACAAATCAAATATTGGAACATCGTATGTTTTTGGATTTGAAATATATTCCAGTTCCTCTCTTAAAATATGCATTCTATCGCCATATCCTCCCATTACTGTAATATACTCATAGATTTCACTATTTTCACATATATAATCAACCATTTTCTTTCGTATATCTTTTGATGTAACGGTTTGGTCTTTAAACAAAAATACCAAGGAGTGAAATAGACAATCTCCGTCAGCCTTTACATCAAATTGCTGTAATCCTAGTTTATCAATCGACTCCTCTAACTTTGATGAAGTATATTTTTTTACGAGAGGCATCTTTTGGGGGGTAAGAGTTTTCTTTGGGTAAGGGTTATAATAATACAAATACTTATAAAAAAAGATTTTCAATTTTTTATAAGTTGAACAACAAAGGAAGTGAGCTGATTATTGTTACAATATGGAGGAAGATGCTTACACAATATATTTCTTTTCATATGTGTGCCGAAATAATATCTTTACATGATGTGATAATTACGCATTTCCAAGATATAATTTATCCACAATACGTTTATAATAATATCCACAATATGGTTTATTTTCATTGAGTGCCTTTTTCAGTGTCTTTTCACTAATAATATCCATTTTGGTGCAATTGTATTTTGACGTGTATTCCTGAACCAAACGGTTGTTTATATCGTATTTACCAATTCCGTCTTTATATAAAACAGGTTTTGACCCTATTTTTTGTTCAAATATTTGTCGCATGTCGTCGCTACAATTCTCATATAAAACATAATAATATCCATTTGATAGTGTGCCTTTTTTAACGACCGTGTCCAACGACGCGTCCGTTGGATATTTATTTTTTATAGATGCCGTTTTTCGGTCCAAATACAACGCAACAATATGTGTTTTTTCTTGATTTAGTTTTGCGACATAATCCAAATTTTGTTGGCGAGTTATTTTGGTTGGCTCAATTGAAATTATATTTGGATTCATCTCTCTGTCGACATTCGCCCATCTGAATCCACAATATATAGTGTTTTCTAAAATAGCCTTTGATAAACTGGGGCGTTTAATATTACTATTTTCTTTCATGCAATCACTTGCGGATTCATATACATTTACCAATTGTAATGTGTCTGGATGAATTTTCTGCACTCTTGGACCAATGTTCGGATGCGTTTCACCAAATCCCGTTGTTATTTTGGATTGGCTTTTATCCACCGAATATTTTAATTCTTGAATCGTTTTCTCCAAACCTTGGATTTTTGTTTCTAATCCTTGCATTTTTGTTAGAAGTATTTTGTTTTGAATAACTATTTCAGCCAGATCATTGTTTGACGGCGGATGTATCGATTGATTCGATAAACACTTTATTATAATATTTTCAATATCTTCTATTCCATAAGGAGAGTTAAATTGTCGAATGTGCGTATTGATTATATTTGTTACCATACCATATGTCAAATCGGTTCCTATCAAAAACAATTCATTCTCTGTTTCGTGACCAGATAAATTAGTGACTTTATTATTTTGTATAATGGGGGTATGATGTAAAAAGGATTCAAAATCTTTGCTATGTGTAACTGAATAACAATCCAAAATCATACACTCATCATAATGCGATTTATGTTCGTTATATCGTTGTTCTATTCCACGCCGGCTCTCTCCAATTTTAATTATGTATTTACCATCGTGAAATGTTTTAATTTTAACCACATATACAATAGAACCTTTATTTGCAAATTCTCGTAATAACATATTGTGTTTTTCAAGAACTTTACTTTGTTGTAATTTATCAAAAGCACATACTTGTTGTTTTTCATGTTTTTCGTGACGTTGGATTTGTTCTTTGGACTGTAACAATTGAAGTTGTAATTCATAACTTTCTTCATTAATGACTTCTTGTATGGTTTCTTCTAATTTGATAAAATAATCATGAATTTCGTCCGCCTTTTTTGTATTTGATTTTATGCATAATTTTTTAAAAGTATTTACGCTTAAAAGCACTCGTTCTTTATTTATACCAGCTCCACCCTTATTTATTTTGTCTTCCGAAAAAGCTGCTCCCCCGATCGGGGGAGCAGCTTTTTCGACCTTATTGTCCGAAAAGAACGCTCCACCGATCGGTGGAGCGCTAACTATATAATCAATATTTATTATAAAATATTTTTCCAACAATCTTTTACAGTGGTCTTTTCTTGTAAATCCCAACCATTTCCAAATATTATCCAAATCAATAACAAAATCTGTTTTCGTGTAGTTTAAATAGCAGTAAAAACTACCAATAAATAGTTGTTGGTGTGATTCGGTAAAGTTTTGTTGTATTTTTTGGATAAGTTTGTTCTGATATGTGTTGTTTTGAAATCTCATAATCGGATTTTTCTCAATCAAATGCACAATATTAAGTATCGGAAGAGGCGCTGATAAAGCGGAAGCGGAAGAAGAAGAAAGAGTTGTCATAATATACATATTATTGTGTTACGTCTTTATATTGTTTCTTGGATATGTGTAAACATATACCAAATCACTGTATATAGTTTGGCTGATGTTCATCACGTCCAATAAATGAATTGCCTACAATGTGATACAATTAATTGCCGAAAACGCATAATAAAAAACAAATGTAGGCAAGATTGGTTCATCTGGCGGATAATATCTTTAGGCATACTATAACACCAAAATGGGAGGAGCCTCAAAAAGCATCAGGGGCGTGTTCTGTCAAAAGCAGGGCAAGTCATTATAAATACAATATTTATATTGTATCGTAATGGCAACATCTCCAATATGCGGGAACACCCTGAAAGTATATACTACTAAACTATGTTGGAAACATCCTAGTGGCCAAAGCTAACTACTTTGGGTATAGTAAAAATGTATATATTATAGGGCAATCCGCAGGTAGCGACCTGTGTCCGTTATGTTAGGATATGGTCGAACCTCAACGACTTGACGTGGATGGGCGAGAAGCATTTGACAAGTGCTAATGACCGCTTAAGATAAAGTCTAGACCCACTCGAGAGAGTGCTGTGCCGATTAAAAACGCACAGGGAGGATATAAGGAGGAAATGCCTTATAGTTTATACTCTGGTATTTATGCGTAAATGGCGGATATTCTTCGCTGTTTACGCATAAAACGTGATGCAACTAGTCGCCTATGGCGCACAAGATGTGTTCCTAACGGGAACACCAGACATTACTTTCTGGAAGGTGTCTTACCGACGCCACACGAACTTCGCGATGGAATCCATTGAACAGACATTCAATGGTCAAGCCGATTTCGGTCGTCGCGTAACCTGTACTATTTCCAGAAATGGTGATTTGGCATACCGCACCTATCTCCAATTAACCTTGCCCGAAATTAATCAGTCGATGGTTCCTACCTCGGGAACATATAACGACGGTGTGTATGCTCGTTGGTTGGATTTCATCGGAGAACAAATCATCGCCCAAGTTGAAGTCGAAATTGGTGGACAACGCATTGACCGTCAATACGGTGACTGGATGCATATCTGGAATCAATTGACCCAGACTTCGGAGCAACTTCGTGGTTACTTCAAGCTTATTGGTAACACCACCCAATTGACCTATATTACAGACCCAACCTTTGCCAATATTACCGGTCCTTGCGCATCCTCCGGTGGACCTTCTCAAGTGTGTGCTCCTCGTAACGCACTTCCTGAAACCACCCTTTATGTGCCTCTGTTATTTTGGTTTTGCCGAAACCCCGGACTTGCATTGCCTCTTATTGCCTTACAGTATCACGAAGTTAAAATTAACATCGATTTCCGTCCTATCGGTGAATGTTTGTGGGCAGTCAAGACTCTCCAAGCTGGATACTCGGGTGTGGCATCGGTCACTTCCGCCTATCAACAGTCCTTGGTTGCTGCATCCCTTTACATCGACTACATCTTCTTGGACACGGATGAACGTCGTAAAATGGCACAAAACCCCCATGAATATCTGATTGAACAACTGCAATTCACTGGTGATGAATCCGTCGGTTCGTCTGCCAATAAAATCAAGTTGAATTTCAATCACCCATGTAAAGAACTCATCTGGGTTGTTCAGCCGGATGCCAACGTTGATTACTGTGCCTCCTTGGAGAACGGGTCGGTTCTGTTCAAGACCCTCGGAGCCCAGCCTTTCAACTATACCGATGCGATTGATGCGTTGCCGAACGCTATCCACGCATTCGGAGGTCCTGCTGAAACTGCCGGAATGAACTCGGTCATTACTGCATCTGGTCTTTTCCAAATGGCGGGTGCGGGTGATGTCCAGAACATTTCCGCCACTTCCGACTGGGACAGTGCTACAAACTATGCGCCCTTTGACCCTGCAAATGGAGGCAATCCAACGGGTTCCTATGTGTCCGATGCAGGAACGTTCGTTCTGTCAGAAACCGCTTTGGACATGCACTGCTGGGGTGAAAATCCTTGCGTGACTGCCAAACTGCAGTTGAATGGACAAGACCGTTTCACTGAACGTGAAGGTTCATACTTTGATGTGTGTCAACCATATCAACACCACACCCGTAACCCTGATACTGGTATTAATGTGTATTCCTTTGCGCTACGCCCTGAGGAACACCAGCCAAGCGGGTCCTGCAATTTCTCTCGAATTGACAACGCTGTTCTACAATTGGTCCTTTCATCGGGAACTGTTGCCGGAACTGCAACTGCCAAAGTTCGAGTATATGCAGTCAATTATAATATCTTAAGAGTAATGTCTGGAATGGCTGGCGTTAACGTTGATTTTTTGGAACATATAATTTTCTTTTTCGTAAAGATGTTATTAACAATTATCAATAATGGCGCAGAAAAACAACACGCTGCAAACAAACAGGCAATGTTTGCGGATAACCTCGGTTTGACTCCTGTATTATTAGTCGGTTGTTAGTGAGGAATTGAATTCCTTGCAAGATTACTTGTTGTTCGGGGAACTCCTTAGAGCTTTAACTACAAAGTGTGTATGAGAAATCTGCACATGGCCAAGAATAGAACTTGGGTATTGTAATAATGTTAAAGATTGGACGATCCGCATGGTTAAAACCTAAAGACGATTTGCTAGTCCATGGTTTGCCGTCAGAGACTGAACGGTAGTCGGTAGATGATGAAGGTGTAAGCAACCGGAGTCTGCTTAAGATACAGTCCATCCCCCTAGTGAAAATTAGGGGTAGTTGAGCGCCTATTCCAATTAGATACATCATATTTGCTATTTGTTATATATAAAATTTTATTAACAATAATAAAAAATAAAAAAAACGTTAACAATAAAAAAAATTCATGCCATAACGATATGGAACGAATTATAATACATAGTTTTATCATTTTTTTAGTATTTCTTCCGAATTTTTAAATGTATTTGCCTTCCGCGCATTTTTATATTTGTTATGTTCTTTTGTTAATTTTTCATGATTTTTTGTAATTATTTTTTCATTACTTTGACAACTATAATCTATTTTTAATTGCACATTTGCTTCTGCTTCTACTAATTCACATTCTGTATTTTTTGTATTTTCATAACAAACAATTAATATACATTTATCCATCATTTCAGTTAATGAATAATGGCGTTTCATAATATTACATTCTCCACAACATGTTGCTATATTCGACTCAATATAACCAAGACTATTATCAATTCTATCAATTCCATTTGTGTGTATATCGGAAGAAACTTTACCGCATATATAGCAATCTTGCCTTTGTAATTCATCAAATCTACTTTCATTTATTTCAAAAAGTAAATTTTTATTATTCGCACGAAATATAAGAACACCCAGCATGATTAATAAACATATTTGGGTATAGTGTATTTCCAGTAATTCCGCGATAAGCTAAAATATGTTCTATACGTTTTATAAATGTATTTACGGATAATGAACCTTTTAACATATTACACATTTCACAACAACTAACACAATTATCTATCGTATAATTTTTGGCAGAATCTACTCGGTCAATTCCATTAAATCCTTTGTCCTGAATAATTCCGCAATATGCACATGGAAGTAAAATAATATCGGTTAATTGTTCTTGCGACAGTTCAAACGCTATATTTTTTTCACGAGCAGATATTAGGTACACATTATAACGTAAAGTTACGTCATTCTTTTTACGAGCATAATATTCTGCAACCTTTTCTGGGTTGTTTTTTCTCCATTTATCTGCCATAATTGCATTACGTTCTAAATAACCTTTATAATCAGTAACAATAGATTTGGCTCTACTTTTTTGAAAATAACCTTTTCGTTTATCGATATTTTTTGTTTCCCATTCTTTTTTTCTCAAAATATTTGCATCGCTTTTGTCATTTTTGCGAGCAACTTCCAATCGATGTTCATGGTCTCTTGTTGCATCACATTTCTTATCTTTATCTCGACATGCCTTACATCCAATTACGTCACCCTTTTCACCAATAAATTGTTCTACATTAAAATATTTAAAACATCGAACACATAATTTATTATTTTGTTCATCATATGGTGGATATGTTTCTTTTCTAATTCTATTTCGTTTATTTGTGCTATTTCTATCTTTTTCTCTACATGTGTTACATGTTTTATTTGCATCAGATAGAAGTAATCGTTCTCTACATGAACCACCATTTGAATTGGTGCACATTTTTCGATTTGTATCAGAATGTGAATCTTGATGTCTCCAACAAAATGAATTTTCAATAGTTCGTTTTTCTTTGCACAATTCTACACAACAATTTATTTTGAAAAATTGTATACATTGAGCACATGTATGACTTGTTTTTTTTATTGGTATGAACATTTTTTCACAAACTCCACTACATCTAATTTCATCCATTTTGGATATACATATTATACATTTAATATCAATTTTATTTGGAAAGAAGAAAATTGTCGTTCTTACGTAAAATTGATTTGTAGATTCTCTATCAGATAAAATAAACAAAAACAAATGACAGGGCGACGAATTTGCTGTGAAGAACAAATCAGACAAATAACGGATACATATCATTTATGTAAGATACTTGAAAGCTCCGCCTATTTCTCAACCGAGAGAGTAGAGGCGGCATTGACTTTACGTAAGTTATCAACTACATTTGATGAATATGACGATAGCATTAAAAGTATGATTAAAGCGTTGCATGATGAAGACGGGCTCTGGGGTATGAAATATCGTGTCTGTATAATTGCAGCAAATATGTTATTGCCAAAATTAAGAGACAAACAAATCAAATACTATTCTTACGCAAAAAAAGTATTTGCGCATCTTACGAAAATACTGTATTATCAGCCAGAAGATAATACGTGTTCAACCCTACTACATAAAATAAAAGCATTGTATCCCGAAGTTGATAGTGTTTTGGATTTGGTTGTTGGACTGGCAACGGATTTTGTATCTTTCTTTTTACCACCATCGAATTCATTTTTAGAGGAAGAACAAAGGCTACTTTGTGGAAAGCTCGACTAATAACACAATATAGAAAAAAGGTTTTACTTATATTTTTACATTACAACAAATTTTACATTATAATAAACTTAGTCTTGTATATTTCCGTGAACAACATCGTCAATAGGGATGTGTTTTTTGGTAGGTTTGGTGGATTTTGATTTTTTGGGATATAAAATAAGATTTAACTTTTCCTTTTCAACTTTAGAATTTTGAATAAAAGTGGAATAAA